TAGAACACCTTGTTTTATCAATGTTTTTAATAAGTATATACATTTTGGGATGAAATGATATTGAAATTTTTATTCAAAATGAAAATATCTTGCTATAACTTTAAAAACATTGTTAATAACTTTATTTTCAACGGTTTTGAGCAATTCATACAAAAAAGATAAACATTGAATAACTTTTCAAAACAAATGAATAATTTTTAGAAAATTGGTGTAAAATTGGTGTAGTGGTGTAAGATTGGTGTAGAAAAGCCCCATACAAAACAAAAAAATATATGACAGAAAGTTGAGCGAAAGATGACACTTTTGGCTCTTTTTTTATGCGAAAATATATTTATAAGGAGGCTGATGGAAATGTTTTCGGATGAAGTATTGGAAAAAATTTTCAGTCGTGAAGATGTAATGAAGATACCTCTTACTTATCAGTCCGTTATGGTTCGGGCGGTGCAGGAGGTTTTAGAGAAGGAGGGAATCGACTATGCAACCAAATCCTTATCAGAGCATGAACTATAATATCCAGCAAGCATATCCGCAGTATGGGTACAATCCATACTTTCAACAGACGCGGATGCAGCAACCGCAGATAGAACAGGTGCAGCCAGTAAATCAGCTTCAACAGCAGATGCCGCGTGGCGTAAATGGGCGCGTGGTGCAGTCTGTGGAAATGATAACGGCAAATGATGTGCCTATGGATGGTTCGGCGGCGTTCTTTCCGATGCAGGATATGAGTGCAATATTTGCTAAGTCTTGGAACGCTGACGGAACGATTAAAACCGTAACTTTCAAGCCGGTAAATGAGACTGCACATCAAAATTCGGCTCAGATTCAAGAAAATCTCAAATTTGAACTGTCGGATGGTACGGTAGCAGCTTTTATGAATAGATTCGATGAACTGTCGGAGAGATTGGAACAGTTGGAATTTTCTGTGAATAAAACCGTGGCAAAATCCGGCACGCAATCGACCAAAAGAAAGGCGGATGCAGAATGAAGAATTTATTTCAACTCCTTGGCGGTATAAGAAATCCGCAACAGTTTTTACAAAGCATGATGAACAATAGTCAAGTGATGGGAAACCCTATGGCGAAAAATGCCATAGACATGATGCAGAAAGGTGATGCCAAAGGCGTAGAGCAGATGGCAAGAAACCTCTGCAAAGAGAAAGGGGTAAACCCCGATGAAATAATGAAACAAATGAAAGATAAGTTTGGAATGTAAGACATATTAGAGGTTGCGCGCAAAAAACCTTGGTGCCTCTTTATGAATATAAAAAATCAATCAAAAGGAGGAATCTAATATGTTCAACTCTACAAACAATACACCTTTTACTATGCCCGTAATGCCGGCAACAGGCGGTTATGGCAATGACGGTGCTTTTAGCGATGGCGGATGGCTGTGGATAATCGTAGTTTTTGCTTTGCTTTTCGGATGGGGAAATAACGGTTTCGGCGGATTCGGCGGCAACGGTGGCGGCTATGTGGCAACAGCAGCTACACAGGCAGATATCCAGAGAGGATTCGACACACAGTCTATCATTGGAAAACTGGATGGTATCTCCAACGGTATGTGTGATGGGTTCTATGCACAGAACACCACTCTGATGAACGGTTTTCATGGCGTAGATAACGCTATCTGCAATCTTGGCTACCAGACACAGCAGGGGTTCAACACAACCAATGTTGCACTGATGCAGGGTCAGAACGCATTGCAGGCACAGCTTGCCGATTGCTGTTGCCAGAACAGAGAAGCAATCGCTCAGGTAAGATACGATATGGCGCAGGATACTTGTGCATTGCAGAACACGATGAACACAAATACCCGTGACATTATCGACAACCAGAACGCAGGAACAAGAGCAATCCTCGACTACCTGTGCGCTAAGGAAAACGCCGACCTGAGAGATAAGGTTCAGAAGCTGGAACTGGCTGCTTCTCAGTCAGCGCAGAACGCTTATATCGCGGCAAATCAGGACGCGCAGACAGCGGAATTGATTAGAAGAATCAACCCTATGCCTGTACCTGCGTATAACGTTCCTGCCCCTTATCCTTATTCTGGATATGGTAACGGTTGCGGTTGTGGTTGCTAATGACGGACAACCAAAATAAAGGGCTATCTTACTTAGATATGCTTACCGTCCTGTCTGTGTTTTTGCAGCTTGTGACTTGCCAACAGGTATCGAACGATACGCTGTTGAAGGAATTGCATAGGCAGGATGGATATTATCTGGATAAGATAATGAAAGACCAGAAGGAAATACTAAAAATGCTATCTGATATTAAATCAGACTTCGCCCACAGTGGTTGATACAAAGAGGGTAGGCAGAAGTCTACCCTTAATTTTTTAGGAGGTGTTATTTTATGGCTTGTAAGAACGTATGCCGACTTTGCGATAATTTCATTATGTCGCAGTCAGTGAATTTTACAGGCGGAAATCTGATTATAGATTTACCCGCAGGCAGTTATGCAGACTGCCGAAAAGTTTGTATTGTGGTGGCTCAAAAAATCCCCGATACCACTACAATCAATGCTCCTGTTTTTATTACGATTGGCGGTGGGGCTGTGCAGTATCCGCTTATGAAACGTAATTGCAGACAGGTTGTGGCATCTGGCTTGAGAACAAGAACCAGATACAAAACCGTAGTTGAGACAACGAACAATTCTGGATTTTTCAGAATGATAGGGGAGCCCTGCTGTACGCCAGATAACAGATTATCTGCTATCAACGGAGAAGGTGTCCCTGCAACAACGGACGGAGGTGAATAATTTATGCACATTGAGAGAATGCACAAAATGATTGAGTGTCTTTGCGAAAAGGCATGGTCTGAAATGGAAAACGGCTTGGAACGTGTTGATACCGCCGAAATGGGACAGGTTGTCGATATGATTAAAGACCTTAACGATGCCGAGTACAGGGCAGTCATTACAAAGGCTATGCAGAAGGCAGAAAAAGAGGACGAAGAAGAAGATAAGGAAATCCTTAGACGATTGAAATCTGAATATGGCGAAGATGGCGAACGGCGTTTCTATGACCATTATAGATACGCCAATGGTCGATTTGCGCCAAAGGGCAGGGGAACGCGCAGAGGCTATACAGAGCCGCCTTATTACTTCCAGACACCCGATATGTACCACGAATGGGATAGCAAGAGTGACGCAGAGCGTGGCAGAGATTTAGACCGTATGGGTGGCAGGATGTATTACACCGAACCCATGATGAGCGGTTACGACAAGGCAAAACGCCACTACACAGAAAGTAAGGAAATGCACAAGGGCAATTCTCAGGCTGATAAAGAGCAAAAGATGCGCGACCTTGAAGCATACATGAAGGAGCTTTCTGGTGATGTGACAGAGATTCTTTCGGATATGACACCAGAAGAACGTACTCTGTTGAAAGCCAAAATGACAACACTGTTGCAGAAAATCGGCTGACATAAAACGGATAGGGGGAAACACCCCTATCTTTTTTAATTTTGGGGGTGGTAATGAAATGGTATTTGAGATAAACGGTGTAAAGTGGAGCGTTGTTTCTGTTATGCCGATCTCTGACTGTCTGCGCCGCTCTGACGGTAGTTTTACAGTCGGCGTGACCGATAACACTACGCACTGCATTTGCCTTTCAAATCGGCTCGTAGGCGGCTTTAAGAGGAAGGTGCTGATACACGAATTATGCCATGCAGTCTGTATGTCTTATAACATACATATCCCATTGGAACAAGAGGAATTTCTTTGTGACTTTGTGGCTACTTATGGGGATGAAGTTTTCGATATGGTAGATATGATGGTCGGGGAAATTCGGAAAACGGCATAAAAAAAGGGAGTATACCGAAATTGATATACTCCCGATTTTTGCGTAGCTTATGATTGACATTTACGAAAGGGTGTACTGTTATTATACCATTTTCGTGAACCAAAGTAAATGGTTATTTTTTCGTCAGCACCGCAATACTGCCCTTGCTTGTGATGTTGTAGCCGATAGCGTCTGCCACATCCCGAATCTTGATATAGTTAGTGCCATCCTTCAAAATGCGTTCTGTCATGTGTTCTTTGCCGTCAATTACAACCTTGCATTTCTCTACCACTTCTTCATCCTCCGTTCCGTAGTCGAAAACATCATTTACAAGCAACCAGTGTGTGAATTTATTACACCGCAGGGGGACTTCTCGCACACCGTAAGCCGAACCGTCAGAGGCTATGTAGTAGGGGTAGCCGTTCTTCATGCCTGTGTACACGCCGATATGCCCCTGCATCCAAACCAACGCCCCGATAGGTGCTTTCTCAATAGTTGATATAGGGTTTACGCTTTTCGCTCTTTCTTTCCATTGTGTACTGCCGAGTTTCACGCCACACGCCCACGAAATCAGACCAGAGCAGTCTACACAAACCTTTCCGATTTTCTTTCGGTCACTATTCCAGACCATCTTTCCGTATTTGTTCTTCAAATAGTTGTAGTTGGCTTCTGTCATTACAGAGCCTTTCATACCATAAACATAATTCGTGCCGATTTTAGAACGGCAAAAGGCTACCAGTTCTTTGCCCGTCATCTTTTTCGCCATATAATCATCCCTTTACAATCTCTTTGACTGCCTTGTTTTCTTTCAGCATTTTTCGCATTTCTTCCAGTGCTTCATCCACCCACATAGAGAAGGTGTCAAATGATACCGCCATAGCAACCGCAGGGAATCTCTGCACGAATAAATCATAGGTCTGCCGCAATTTCAGCTTGCCTGTTCCGCTCCCCAATTCTGCTTCTGCCTGTGTGACCGCCCACAGCAACCATTCTTTTACTTTTTCTCTCTGCTCGGATGTTGGCATTTTCAGAAACCGCCCGATAAATACACCGACCATTCCCGTGACCGCCATCAGCGCAACCACCAAATACCAGTTTTCCATTAAGAATGTAATCTTATGCACTCGCTACATCTCCTTTCACTCTTTCAATACAATATCAGCAATACGGATAACGGCTTCAATGCCGTATTTTTCAGCCCATTCACGAATCAACTTGATAACATATTTGTACCTGTTTTCATTTTTCGATTTCCAATAATAGAAACCGTTTGCAACGCCACATTCTGTAATTGACGCAACTGTCACTTGTGCAAGCGGCGATATATCCTTCTCTGTGACGAAAGTACCATATATAACCGCCGCACTCAGACAGATTGCTACAAAATCAGATATGTAAACAAGTTTCTTGCTCGTTTCCATTTTTCTTGCCATACGATCAACCTACTTTCTCCCAGCCCTGCTGGTATTCCGAGGGCTTCCAAGTATTGTTATCGATGGTCGAGCGATAGCAAACGCCATTCTCCGTGCAACAGTCCCCCTTCGCGTAGGGGCTGGTTGCCAGCGAGATAAAGGGCTTTGCCTTCGCAGGGTCATCACTCCATACAAAACCCCACTGTGCAGGCAATTCCTCTGGTTCGGCGGTGTAAATGGTGCTGTCATATTTCTGTAGCAGCTTTACCACTCTGCCTGCGGTACTCTTGCAGACAAAGCCGACAGGGCGGTTCAGCATATTTTCTTTTTCACAAGCCGTCTGGAAATCTGGGATAAACCTGTCCTCAGCGTTCAGCTCCGTCCCTGTCATGGCATCCGCGCGCTCCTGTACCGCCTGCGCCGCTAACTTTGCCATGTGCTTAATTGTTTCCATCATACTTCGTTCACCCCCTCACTGATTGCCGCCTCTAATTTTTCTACCGTTACGCTGTCCGCCGCAAGGGCGTTTAACTGCTCCTCAATACGGTCAAGCTGGGAGGGTTTTGGTTCTGGCATGGGTTCGGGTTCGGGTGGTGTGTATTCCGAAAATGTACCTGTTTCAGAATCATAAATCATGCCAAGCGTAACGGTATCGTCACAAGGAATGGCGGTCACAGGATTGCCCGATGGGTCAGGTGGATAGTAGGGTTCTGTTCCCCTGTCTTTCAGAACGTCAATCACTCTGTTTTGTGAAATCATTGCATAGTTTTTCATTTTTTCACCTCCTTACCATTCGATGATGACAATGCCATCGCCGCCAGCAGATGCACCAGTATAATAATAACTACCGCCGCCACCGCCACCACCATAACCTGGCGGAAATTGAGATGCCTCCTTTGAAGAATCAGCACCATTTCCTCCGCAGCCATAAGAACCGCCGCCACCTCCACCATTTGGGGAACTTCTTACCGATCTATCCGCCACTGTACCTCCATTACCTCTAGCACCATCTAGTCCATATTCAGCCCCACGATTACTGGGGTTGTCGCTGTAATAGAATCCTCCTTCACCACCAACACCAGCACCAACAAGCCCTGTTGCAGTACCTCCACCTCGGAGTGTAACGAGGTTTCCGATAATTGTAGGTGTTCCATTTGAACCTGCACTACCACCGTTGCCAACAGTAATGCTTATTGTTTGTCCTGCTGAAACAGAATACGGCTCCCTTATGATGCACTCGCCACCATCGCCTCCTTTTCCGCCGTAATAATAAGAACCACTACTACGATGTCTGGTGCCTCCCTGCCCACCTGCACAGGCAGTAATCCAAATTTTCGTTACGCCATCGGGAACGGTAAACGTGCCATCTGATGTGAATGTTTGTGTGCCGTGCGTTTTAATTAGAGTACCTAATACTGAATTAACTGTAGCAATTACCCATGCGCCTACGTCCCAACTCATGATACAACACCTCCAATCCTTGTTACTGAGCTACTAGTATCTATTGTAGTAGTTTTCGTGATTACGTTACCAGAAGGTCCAGTATACTTAGATACTACAGTAATTAGTGTACTTGAGTTCTTTGTAATTGTTGTAACAGTTTTTCCACCATCACTGTGAGTTATTGTAACTGTAGTTACATTACCAGATATACTAATAGTAGTATCTTCACTGGAAAACCCCTGCACATTCATGAGGGCTTCTCTGTTTAATGGCGTACCCTCTACGGATGGTTCGTCCGCCATTTCAACCGTCACATATTCGCTTGTGCCATCTGCATGGGTGATTTTTCTCCGCCCTACCTGTGTTGGGATTCTATCTAAAAAATCCTTCATAGCAACCGTTCACCTCCGCTATTTATCGTTCCGCAGGGGATGTATTCCTGCTTCATGTTTTCTGTCATTTCCTTTCCGACTGCGGCAACTCGTTCCCAATCGTTAACTTCCTGCCAATCCAGATACAGACTTTCGGGAAACACAGGCAAACCCAAGCCAACCAAAAACAACCGCACCAAAGCGGTATAATTCGCTCGGATACGGTTGATTTCCGAAAGCCAAGGTAAGTTTTCCTCCTGCCAATCGGTGTAGGTTGTGCCGTTGAAACTCTCCTTGTAGTTTCTGTATGTTCTGGGGATGTAGTAGCCTTCCTTCTCAAGCCACTGCATCAGTTCCTTATGGTTGCCCTCAATGCGGTTCAAGTCCTGATAGTTCAGTGCGCCCTTATTGTTTTCCTCGTTCGCCTGAGCCGCCCTCGCCGTAACGGTGTCGGATACCGTTCGGTTAAAAATCGGTGTTATCCAAGCCATTAGCTACCACCCCCAATGATATATTGGCACTCGCCCTTAATCGCGCCGTTGTAGGTCAATTTCTGCTGAACCATAGTAACAGGCGTTTCATTCGCGAAGTTGCTTGTGAAGTTGACAGAATCTCCAACGTCCAGTTCTGGATATCCTCTGTCTGGCGCACTGTAAGTGTTGCGCCGCAGAGTGACCGCCGCTACCCAGTTTGCGTATGCGATAGCGTCAGTCTGGTTGTCAATGAGCGCATTGCTAACGCCGCTCAAATCCTCGCCAACGTCACTGTATTTCTTCCTGTACTCGATTTTATTCTCCGTAAGGCTATTCCCATTGATAGTGACAGTACCCGTCCCCTTGAGCGTTACAACGGTCTTGTAGGCGTAGAATTTTGCCGTGCCGACCATTGTTAAGCCGCTGCTTAATACAATCTGTTGGTTCGTATACGCCGAATGGGTGAAGGTATATTCATGCGCCACGTTGGACGATACCTCAGCCGCATTGACCGCCGCCGTTACCTCCGAGTTAACCTTGACGGAGTTATACTCCACAGACAGGTTGCGAAGGGGAGGTATCTTCGTTGTTGTCGGCGTATCCGTCATTTTGTCAAAGTTGATATCAAATCCTGTCGCGCTGTCATTCTCGCGCAAAATCTGAATATAACCGCCGCGGCTATGGTTCATGATACAACGCCCTGCATTAGCTATCAGCTGCAAACACTCATTCACTTTGGAGGACGGAAGGGGATTGTGCGTGTAGATTGTTTTCAACGCATTATCCAGTTCGATTGTATTCTCAAATCCCGCAAACTTCATAACATCTGTAGCAAGGTCGAACAGGCTTCTTCCTGCCGCCGAATACACGCCCTCGTCATAAGTCATTGTCAAATGGTCTGCCAACCCTACACACTTTATGCTGACCTCTGCCACAATTCCAGATTTCGATACATCAAAATCGCCTGTAGAGTAGGACAAGCCCCAAGGTATCCACTCAATAGAGCCGTCCGACAATTCATAGCCGTACTGGTAATTGACAGGCTGTCTGCTTTCCAGATATTCCCATAAGCCAGATGGGTTTTCGGGGTCATATCTTCTTTGCGTATCAATCAGCGTAAATTCAAATTCCTGTTTCGGAATTTTGGACGATAACAAGTCAATCTCCTTTGTAGAAGAACAACTTGCAATATCGTCCGAGCCCAATCGGCTAACCAGACCGTACACCAAGGAAAGCAATCTCGCCCTGCGGTGTGGTATATTTGAGTTCAGCCAATAGAAGGACAGTTCATTGCATAACGGAATCTGGTCTGCCATTTCCCAATATGTAGTATCAGGCGAGTAGGTTTTATCGAATACAGATACAGAATCTTTCTTTGCCAGAATCCGAAAACTGTTCGGGTAATCACCCATGCTGTCATCAAACTGGAAGGTCAGACCGGGAAACTGCACATAATCGCCGAATGAAATTTTCACAAGCGGCTTTGTAGTGTATGCCCCTGCATCACCGCTGATTGTCAATCCTGCATATCCCTGATAGATGGGGTTGCTCTCCGGCGGCAGAGGGTTCTTTCCGTCCAGAATAAATCTGTTTCGCTCCAGCGTCTGATAGGTGGATGGGGCGGTTGTGCCGACATCCACGCTGTCAACATCGCTGTACGGCAAATGTCCGTTATCTGTTGGTGTACTCAAGCCGGGTGCGTCTGGGTCTGTCACGCCAAATACAATTCTCACATAAGAAGGATTGCGGAGCGTTTGCTCTGTTTCCTCTTTCCATTTTGCTGTTACTGGATACATAAAACCACCGCCTTACTTCCCTGTATCTATAAGCGAGGCTTTCAGACCTGTAAACATTTTCGGTGTGCCATTCTCGGACACCCAATATGTAGAAACGGAATAATCTCCCCAATACATTTCCCTTGTGATGAATTTCCCTTCCTTCGGGTCATAATAGGTCACTTCGCCTATGAAAGTTTCGACCAGCTGCAAAATCTTCTGCAATTCCTTTGGATAAATAACCTTCCACTCCAATGTCAATTTTACTTGGCGGCGGTTTATCTTTTGAGCCACCACAACGCCTCTTGCATTTCTGCCGCTGTCAACCATCTGTTGACCTTCGTATTCCTGCACAGAAGGACAGGTAATTTCTGTGCCGTTATATCTGATTACTGCCACAAAAACCACCTACCTTTGAAATGCCCCAAGACCAAAGTTGATCCCTCGTCTTGCGGATACTCTTTGTTGATTGTTATAGATAACGTCACCATCCAGTTCAATCTTCTGGTTCAGTTCGATTGGCTGACTGCTGCCGTTCGCCATTGCCTGTGACATAGCCGTTAAAACGGCATTGAAAATCGCACGTTCTATCTGGTCATTGCCGCCAACGGCTGTTTTGCCGCCAATACTTCCGACCAGTTCCGGTCCTGCCTCTCTTGCAACAAACAATTCGCCAGACCGAGGGAAACCGCCATTCGCAAACATTTCTATATTGAAACGCTGCGCCTGTTGCATGGTGTAGCCGCCGACATGACTGTATTTTTTACCAGTCAATCCTGCCAGTGAGTTTGCGTCCGAAACCATCTGGTTCAGCATCCTTGTGACCTCGTCAGAAACTTGCTGCAAGGTCTGTCTGATAGCATCAAACGTGTTGTAAATGCCGTCATAGGTTTTGTTAAGGTATTCGCTCATGCTTGTCTTGAACGTGTTTCCAAATGTCAATGACAGTGCGTTTATCTGTGTGTAGAAGTTCTGCATTTCAGATGTGATAGCGGCTTTCGTTTCGCTAAATTTTGCACGAGTAATGTCCCATACTTCGTTCCACTGTGAAATGTCTGGTGCTTCAATCGATACAACAGGTGCAAGGCTACCACCGCCAGATACTTTGTCTACGATTTCATCAATAACACTGCCTGCGCCCTTGACAGATTCTTCCATACCTTCAACGATACCTGCGCCCAGATAAGCACCGACCTCTCGTTTAAACAGTTTGGATGGGGAGTGGATTTCTGCCGCGCTCTTTGTGCCACTAAGTATTCCACTTACAACTTCCTTCACACCAGAAGGCACTAAAGAAAGCAAACCTTTTTTAATGCCCTCCCACATCCATTTGCCGATTTTCTCAATCGTGCGTCCCATGGATGTTACGGCATTGTATACGCCCTGTGGTATTCCTTTAAACAGGTCGATAATCATTTTGATTTTTTCTGGTATTGAAGATGAAATCCAAGTTGAGATATCATTTCCCCATGTAGGGAAGATGGAGGATATTAAAGTTGAAATTGCAGTGCCAATTTTAGATGGCAATTCAGAGAACCAACCAACAATATCACTTATAATCTGCGGTATTGTTTCCGTGAAGAAATTCTTAATTGCAGTCCATTTTTCAGAAATGGTTGTTTTGACGGCTTCCCACAATTCAGAGGTTGCCGTCTTTAATTCATTCCATTTCTCTGGGTAGTAGCTTACAATCTCATCCCATGTTGTTTTGAAGAAATTTTTAATAGAGTCCCATACTTCGACTACTGTTTTCTTAATACCATCCCACAACTTCGCAAGAAACTCTTTTATCTCATCCCAATGCTTTATAGTCATAAAAACGGCTAATATAGCCGCCCCTATGGCAAGCGTCCAAGGACTTAATATAAATCCTGCAATCTTCGGTCCAAGACCAGCAATAGCAGTTCCTATACCAGTAACAATCTCCGAGCCTGCTATCTGTGCTGCGATTGCTTTGGCTATTGAAGCACCCAGACCAGTAAACTTCAATAACGCAACAGCGGCTATGATAGTTGATTCTATCGGCGCAACATCAACAAAACCATTCCACGCTTTAAGTGCCGCTGTTATTGCTTCAAATATCAGTGTTCCGATATTGGACAGAATGGTGACAAAATCAATTTCCTTTATGAATGTTCCAATTTTTTCTCCTATCATTGCCCAATCTGTACCCTGTACGGCTTTTATCAATGTGGTTAAAATACCGTTTATCCATTTATTAGCCGTATCCGCGGCAAGGACAAAATCGAAAGTGGAGAAAAACGTGTTAATTCCAGCTGCTATGGACAGCCCGAAATTAGACCAATCAAATTTAGTGCCAAACGAATCAAGGAAATGCAATGCAGTATTCAAAGCTCCTGCTATTGTTGCTCCTAAAGCAGAAAAAGTGTCTGGAGATATTAAGCCATTCAAAAAACTTGCCAATCCTGTTCCGAATTTGTCTGCCTTTTTATATATTGCATCCCAGTCGATACTGCCGAGCGCATCTTGTAATTTTTTCCCCAAATCAGCACCAAGACTGTAAAAGTCCCCCGTTTTAAATGCTTCTTTTACTCTGTCAGCAAGACCCTTTATCTTGGAATCAATCTCAACCGTTTCAAACATATCGGTAGGGAGAAGTTCTCCTGCACCGCCACCACCACTGCCACCAGCACCGCCGCTATCGTTCTGCTTGGTATCTATGATGTGCAATTCGTCAAATCCAAGCGTATAGTCCTGCATTTCCTTTAATGCCTTAGCCGCTTTTCCTGCGCCGCCTGCCGTTTTTTGCAGACTTTTCGCGTAGTCCATCTGCACTTTTTTAGCCTGTACCGCATACCCTTTGCCCGTAAGTGCCGCAATGAATTGCCCCAACATATTGATTGCCTTCGCAAGCCAACTAATGAAAGTAGCAAGGTAGGGTGCGACAACAGAAAGAATAGGCTCAAACGCCGCCGCAAATGCGTTTCTCAACTGCATTAAAGCGGACATCATAGAGGAAATATTGGCGTTTACCGATTGGCTGTACTGCGCTAAACTCTGCATACCTTCTGCAAATGCAGACTGTATGGTACCAATCAGCTGAAATACAGTGGAGTACAGTACAGACATACCAACCATTTTTGGCAAAGAAAAGCTATTTCGACCGCCAGAGCGACCAAAAATCCCACCGGATGAACGCCCGCGAGATTTATTTGAGCGTTTCCTCGCTCCTTCTCGTTGCGTTTTTTTACTCTGATTTTCCTGCAAACCCTCTTGAATGTTCGGTATTTTAGAGCGTGCAAGCGCGATAGTATCTTTCAGATTAAGATTTGTTATTTTTGATTTTTGGCTTATTCTCTCCAACTGCTTTTCAAGCGGCTTTAACTGTTTGGCATTTGCACCAGACGCTTTTAATTCTTCTATGGTTTCGGTCAGAACTCTAACCGTATTTTCCATATTTTTAAATTCTCGTTCTGCCTTTTCGACTTCCGGAAACTTAATTTCGCTAAGTCCGAGTTTTTCTAAGTCAACTCTAAATCCATTGATAAGGCTTTTTGATTCCTCTATGGTTTCAGCGAATTTCCCATTATCAATATCCAGAACGCCTGTCATGCCAAGATTTTTTGAAATCTCCTTTTCTATTCCAGAAAATCTGTCTGTTTTTGCGGCGTTTTCAGAAACGCGTCCCATTGCGGCGGCAAGCTGCCCTGCAACGGAAACGGCACTGCTTGTTTCGCTCGTTAAATCAGACATAGATTCTGCGGCATCCTGTATCGGCTTTCCGTTAATCTGCTTGCCTATGTCAAAAATAGGAATGTCCTTCAAATGACTATAATCTTCAACAGGTGCAGATTCTTTTTTTGACTTTTTTGTGAGTTGTCCGAGATTCACGCCTTTTAACGCAATACCGATTTCCTTTGCGCTTTTTGCGGCTTTTGAAAAGTTTTGTGCTATGATTCTTGCTTGTTTCGCAAATTCTTTTATTCCGTTAATCTCTATTTCTGGCGTTTTAATGCTCTCCAAAGCAGATTTAATTTCACGAATCTGTTTTGTGGAATCTCCTGTTTTCCCGATACCATCAATAGTCTTGCTTAACTTTTTGACAGACTTTTCCGCTTCTTCGGCATCCGCCACAATCTTTATCTCAAGTTTATCTATTTCACTCATTATTCATTTCCACCACCTTCCCATGAGAGATTTCAAAGTTAGACTGCATGGTTTTCAAACGCTCAACAAACAATTCACGCTGTTTTTGCAATTCATCATCGGAAAGAGGTTTGTTCTGCTTTTCGATTTCTTCAAAGAACGGATTTTTGGGATATTCGGATTTTGCTTTTCTCCCTGCCAAATTTCGCTCTACACCGACAATTACAGCAGAAAGCATATACTGACCGTTTATCCAATTCATGTAATCTTCGTTTCTGACACGTTGGTTGTACCCCTCTGCAATCGCAGACAATATCCTTGGATTCATTCTCCAAAATTCATCCCACGAAACCCCGATAGAGTATGCCTGTGGAAACCATTCAGCAGTCAACAACTCACGAAACGATTTGTATTTTTTTCTTATTCCGCTTTGCTCTGATTTTCCGCAGTTTCCGCTTCCGTTGTCTTGTTGGCAGCCCGAAAAAAATCAGACTGTTCCATAGCGTCAGACATAGCTTCTGCCATTTCTTCAAAACTTCCGCCAGAAACAATGTGTTTCTGCATTTCTTCCCCGGCTGCACTTCTTCCAATGCCAGCACAGATACCGAAATACGCCCTCATCATAGACATGGGTTTATCCTGCATGACCTCAAGAGAAACACCCTCGTCCTCCAAGTCACAAACAAGGTTAAAATCAAATTCTTTTGCCTTATACACTTTTTTGTTAATGGTAAAGTTTTTCATTTGCATAACTCCTTTTTCTGAACAAATAAAAAAGGGATGGGTCTTTCTCCATCCCTTTAAGTTTTATTAGTAGTAATATTCGGCTGAATTGGCGTTTTCTTCGCTATCCGTCACAGCCTGTTCATTCTGCGAATAGCGTTTTATTCCCCCGTGAACGCAACCGTAGCATCCATGCCCTTATATTCTTCAATCGTCAGCGGCATTTCAACTGTCAAAAGTTCGTTCTGGCTGATTTCTGGCTGTGGAATCTGCTCGGGCGGCTGTGCCACGACAAAGAAAGAGTTTTCAAAACCAGGCACGATTGTTTCAAACCACATTCTTTTGCCGCCTGTCAAACCCTTGTATTCTGTAATCAGATTCTCCCATTCTTTTCTTGTATCATCTGTAAGGTTTACAGTGATATTGAAAGAGCCGCCTGTATCAGCTCTACCCTTAACGTATCTTGTGATTTCATCCTCCAATGCAGAAGCGTCAATCTGTTCTGGCTCAATGGTAATGCCGCCGATAGTATTTATTCTTGTCAGCTTTTTAAAGCTTGCCGGTTTTGTTCCCGCTGTGGTTTCCACACCGTAACCGAATGTGATTCCCAAACTGGAAATACCTGCTACTGCCATATTTCATTCCTCCTTTTTTGCATAAAAAAATAAAGCCCTAAACGGCTTTATCACGTTAAACTGTCATTTGCTCCTATTACTCTTTGGAATCTTGCGGTGCTTCTGTATGTATCTCCCTCATTAAATTCTGGAAGGGCGATAACCTTAAACCGCATTTCCTTGAATACATCTGCTACAACAGACATTATTCTGCCTACATCCGATTGACTTGTGTTTGTGAATACATCCACTTGGAAGGTTTCCAAGGTTGCATTGACGGAAAGTCCCTCAAGGTCTGTTCCACGCTCCGCTGCCGCCATACGATGAATATAGACGGTAGGGAAGATAGCATCACTTAACTTCTTTCCGTTGCTTGTGAAGTATATGGTCGGATATTTCGATTCCAATTTTGGCTTGGCTTTCGCCTTTACGATTGAAAACACAACCGTTCCAAGGTCATAAGCCCATGAATTATCACTCAACCAAACACCTCCTTTGCAACTTCCGCAATCTTTTCTGCTAATTCTATGGAAGTTTCATACATAAATGGGCGAGAGGGCATACCCTTTGTCCAGTGCCATTCGCCGTCACGAAAGTAAAACCATCCTTTTTCTCCATGATTATTTACGTCATACTTCCAACCAACAATGCCAATATCGGGATGCGGATTTTCCTTCCCGACAACGGCTGTACCGAATTCAATAAATTTTGCCCAAACGCATCCAGTGTACACAATCCACGTTGCACCTTTTTTAATAACCGCCCCTTGCTCATAATTGATACTGCTAAGAAGTTCTCCTGTATAAACAGCATCATATTGAGCAACCTTCATTTTGGCGGTCTGTACGCCGATTTGAGCGAGTTTTTTCGCAAGTAGATTACATTTATCGGTTAAACTATATGCGTAGTTCTCAACCTCTTTTACGGCGTTCTGGATGGACTTATTGGACATGATATTGATTGATATTTTCTTCGGCATAGAACCACCTACTTTACATTCTTTTGCAATAGAAACAAATCAACCGTCAGACCTTCATCCGCAACGCCTTTGACAATGTAATCACAACTTGTCTTATCGACCATTGCCGCTTTATACCGCACCGCTGATTTCTTCCACACCAAATCCCCGACAGACAAAGGAAGTTTTCCCTTGTCGTCGACTATCTGAACGAAATTTGTTGAATTATCAACACCAAACTCCTTAATAAGAGATTCGCTCAATTTGTTGCTGATTGAAGAATAGAAGGGAACTGGTACATCGTATCCCATTGTGTATTCCCCTGTTTCTATCGGTACTTTGTTTCCGTCCACAGTGATGTATTTCAAATTTCCTTCCTCGTCAGTATCATAAACAGGTACTTGACCAATTTGCTTTGCATAGAACATCTTTTGTCTGTTAATATCGAGCATTTGAAAACCACCTACTCATGATTCATTCGTTCCTCAAGAGTATCAAGCCTATGATGTGCAGATTTAAGGCTCTGCTCCAACTTGATAATCTTATCATTGTGCTTATTGATTTCTTCTCTCATTGTGGATATTTCCGACTTTATTTCCTGTGTTGTTCCTGCGATAGCATCCAGTTTCATATTGATTCTGGTGTTATCCTTCACACGCTCCTCAATATCCTTTGTGTCTGTATGCTTGCTACTTTTCAACCCGAAAAAGACGGAAAATGCCAAAGATACTATACTTATGAGGTATGCTATTTCGACTTGCATTTCTGTACCGCCTTTCTGCTTAATAATTGCGCATCAGCCCACCGCCACATAATACGATGCGCCCCTGCTGCCGTTTTCCAATAAATTAAAATCTATCGAATTTAATTGAAATTAAGTAGAAAATTTAATGAAATTTCATTTATTTTCGCTCAAACTTTCATAATTCTATAGAATTATTGAAAGTATACTTAACATTTTGAAACGGCAACGCACTAAAAACGACTAAAGCTGGTTTGCTTTAACCACTTTACAGAACCTTTACAAAAGGGTATACGCCAAAGAACAAATCCTCTCTATTCTTCCAAGAACGGCTCACTCCGTTTTCAGAATAGCTTGCCATATAGGCTTCTCCTGCCTGTGAGCGGTCATATACTGCCAAGTCAACGATATTGTTCTCAAATCTTTTCAAATCCTTGGAAATATCATCCTCTGTGTATGTATCTGGATACATACGCTTTATGGCAATCTCCTTTTTCGCCTGTTCTATCAGTTGGTTCAAAAGCGGATTTTCTTCCTTCTTGTCGAATACCACAGTATCATCATCTTCAACGTGAAACTGCCGCAGTCTGATTTTTACTTGCTCCAAAATGCTGTAATCAGCCATAAGCAATCACTCCTTTACAGTCCGAATACGGACAAGAGATAATGTTTCAGTTCTGTGCCGTTCATTTCTTCTGCTCCATCAACACCTGTGTTCAACGCCAACTGCCGCAGTTCATTGACAGGCATACGAGCGATTTCGCTTTTGGAATATTTCTTTCCTTCCGCTTTCTCGTTAGTATCAGGCACTTCTTCTCCTGCGGCATACCATACACCCTTGTGTTTTACTATGTGTCCGTACTTCATGGCGTTCTCCTCCTTATCAATAGCACTTGATAACGAAAACGCTATCCATTCTTTCGTAAGAGGGCAGTACAATTTCGGATGCAGTTGTCTTTGTATGAACAGGGTCGCTTGTCACTGTAACAGAAACCGCAACACCTGTATTTACAATGGACACATCCGCTTCCTTACTTCCCATCAGTGTACGTTCTTCTGGTGTTGTTCCGTACCATGTGTTACCCAGTGCGCCGTTAGGAATCAGTGTTGCGAAACCATCGGGATAGAATTTAGCAACTGTTCCTTCTTCGTTTTTGTACTGTTTGGGGTAAACGATAATATTTACGCCCAGTTCAGCAGAGAAAATTTCCTTCACTCTGTTATCGTTCATAAAGATATTTGCCGTTGCATTCTGCGCCAAAATTGCGGATTTGATTTTCTTGTTCTGTTTCAGATAGCCCATGGTCTTTCTGGAAACAATCAAGATAGAAGGTCTTTCGCCAGTTTTTGCTTCAACAGAATCCAGTCCCACAGAAACATCGTCGAGAGGATCAGAGTTTTCGGTATCAGACCACTTGTCAGTTGTTTCAGTCAGCTCCGCAAAGTTTGTTTTCTTGTACTCTCCATCTGGGTCATAATTGAATGCGTGCGCAACGCCGTTTGCCTCAATGGAAATCTTAGGAGAACCATCAGCAGGGGAGAGCAACTGCATAATCATTCTTTCCGGCACAACATTCGCACCTTCAATCAGAGTGTTTGCATCGTCAAAAATTCTGCTCAAAACATCTGCTGCGTAAGGGTCTGAAGAATCCTGCACACGCATGATTTCCTGCTCATCAATTTCCTTCACAATCATGGATTCACGGAAGAACGGCATTTCAGTTTCTTTAACAATGAAGCCTCCCCTACTTCTGATTGTAGAGTTTGCATCAAAGTTAGAAGGAGACAAAGAAACAGGCAGACCTTTTGACGTTTTAATCCATTTCAGGTCAAGACCCATTTTCTTTTTCGCAGGGAACAGACCTTCACCAAGATAGGGGATTCTGTTACTCGCAACCTCTGTCTGCACAAGGGCAATCGCCTTTGCGTTATATACGTCTCTAATGTTCATTACTTTACACCTCCTTATTCAAATACAATCAGTGGCATGGCAGTTTTCGCCTCTGTTGCAATCGTGATTCCTGCGTTCGCGTTCGCATTTGCTTCATTCACGCAAGCAAAAGCCTTGATGATAGTTCCGTTGGGGTTAGAATCGTACACGTCATAAAGCAGGATACCGACTGCCGCCGAATCACCACTTCCACCATTTACCTTTTTCCCCTCTGCGGAAATAGGATTCCCAGCCTTGCAAACACCATCTGTAAACGCAGATGCGTCCAAAGTTACAGGTGTGAACAATTCACCGCCAAGTTTTCTTTTCAGAATTTCCTTTTGCGTAGTTACACTTGATTCTTTAAACTTCATTTTTTCATCCTCCTTACATATAATTTTTCAATACGGATTCCGCCGTTTTATTTGCATCGGAAAAGGCACCACCAATTTCCTTTGCCATCTTTTCAGCGTCCGTTTCTTCTTTTCCGTTTCCGCCAGTACCGCCGCCGGGATTCTGACTGCCTGCCGCAATTTCATCTTCCTTGGCTTTAGCTGCTGCCGTTTCTTTTTCGGTAATAATCTGACCGAGAATGTCATAATCGAATGTGCCATCCTCCTTTACAATCTGCGCCGCCTGTTCAGCGGTTACTTTGAATTTTTCAGCCGCCGCCGCTCTCTGGTTTGCCAATGTCTGCGCCTTTTCAAGCTCTGCAATTCTGGCGTTTGCTGTTTCCAACGCTTTGTTTGCTTTTTCAGTTTCAGACAGACCATTGGATTCCAATTCGTCAATCTTTGCCTGTAATTCATCCGCCTTATCGGCTTTTTCCTTGTACTGCGCCGCCTTGTTTTTTTCGGTCAAGACTTCCTTGTTGCTCTGATTCAGCAGATTTGTAATCTGCTCATCTGTTGCCTCTGGAAAAAGTTTCAGCACATCTTCTCGTTTCATGGTTATTACCTCCTGTTCTTTTACTCACGCTTTTGTTACCGCAGGTCGCACCTGCTGAGTTTTGCTATTTACCGCATAGCTGCTTAATTTTTTGCAAACAAAAAACAGCCCCTAAGGACTGTTTAAGTTTTCGTATATTTAAGACTGCATCTGCAATTTACAATTTCCTCCGCGCTTGCCCCTAAAGAGTAGTCACGAGGGAAGGACATTTCAGATGCCCCAATATGAAAAGAATCGAATATCCCGACTTTATATCCATTCGCTTCGGCGTGTGTATGCCGCACCTTATCATCACGCATGGTTATCCAAGTCTTGTATTTATAGCCTTGCTTAACCATTCTGGTGTATTCTCGGTAGTTGCCAATGGTATTCGCTTCATTCGCCGCAATATTCATAGCGCGGTCAATAGAAGTAAAGTAGGGCGTATCCTTATTTTCAACGGTTGTTCGGATAATATCTTCTGTGATTTTCTCCGAGTATTCTTTTATGTATGCTGGTGGCTCTCTGACCTTTAGGAACTTCAACGCCGCCTTTTCGTATTCAGCGGAAAGACTTTGAAGAAAATCTTCTTCGCCCTCACCAGATTCCAAGAAAGCATAAAAAAAAGAAATAAAAATCGGCTCAAGTTCTTTCGCCAACTCGAGCCGTTCTTTCTTTTCTTCGTCAGATATTTCCATTTCGCCGAAATAGGTTTCATATACAATTTTCTCTGTATGTAATTCATCATTCGGGATTCTTGACATGAAACCACCTCTTTATTCTTCTGCAACTACTTGAGATTGTTTCGCAATCTCTGCCGCCTTGCGTTCCTGTTCTTCCTTTTCTTCTGCTGTCTGCCACAAAGCGTCCATGTAAGGCTTAGAAAGAAGGAAGGTTTTTTCGGAATCCCCCCACAAACCGACCGTCTTAACCGCGATAAGAGGGTGTATCCCTGCCTGCAACAGCTGATAAAGTGTCTGTGATTTTGTATACATATTGTCCTGCGGACTATGGTTTATCTGCACATCAAAATCCCTTGTGGTAATGCCTAAATCCTCATGCTTAATGCGTATGATGTTCAGCACAACTTTTGCAAGGCGTTTCTCTGCCGATTTTACAATAGGGTCTTTCAGTTTCGCTCTCGTCTTGGAGAAATCCCAACCATTACGAAGCTGCACCGCCCCCTGTGTGTCTCCACCAGAGTTATTGTTATTTTTATTCGGAATGGCGAGAATGGAAAGGGCGTTGTCCCACAGGTCATCCTTTGCAACCTGTGATTCCGTCTGGTTCAATTCCTGTGTCATAATATCGACATCCGCTTTGTTTTCGCCGTTATTCGACTTGACAACCAATGCGCCCTGCTGTTTCATTTTCTGATATGTCTCGCTATCCACATCACAGTTTACGAATTTCACCCATGACTGAACGAACTGCTCAATAGAATCCATGCGGTTTGACTGCATGTTGTTTATGGAATCTAGGATATCAATGACAAGCTCAATATCCGACAACCTCTCATGGTTATTTGGGTATTCCACAATCGGTATGCCGCCGAAAGCATGAAGTTTCCAATTCGTAACCTCCGAATTATGTATTTCGCAGGAATGTGTTTCAGTGAAGCACAATTTATACCATTCGCCATTCTTATTTTTCAATTCCTGCACAGCCAGTATCGGTTCTTCTGTGCTGCGGTTGTAAATAACAAAGGTATTTAACGGAGTGGGGGATACAATGCGAAATTTTATATCTCCATCCGAAAACTGCGCCGCCTTAAAGGAAGTGCCTGTTGCGGACTGCCATTCACCAGATTTAATATCTTTGGACTGTTTATCAACATCAACCATGTAATCATTCAGAATATCTACAGCCTTGTTTATCCGCTCATCATCCTTGCGGCTAACAAACTGTACAGGTTCGCCGTAGGTCTGACCGACCTTGAACTGTACAATCTCATAGGCGTGGTTTTCCACAATCTTATTTATAATATCGTCACGCACAATCTTCTGGCGATAACGTATCGGCTGGTCGCCTTTGTAGTAGTGCCAGAGGTAATCAATCGCTGTTTTATTGAGATTAAAAACGCCTATGCACTTGCCAAGTACACTTATGATATTATCAGGCGTTATCTTTTCTACGTCCGTATACGCTACTTTTCTGCCATAGCACCCACGTAGGATATCTTGAAGTGTTCTACTATTCATAAAGCACCTCCTTTCCAAAAAAGACAAAACAAAAAACACTGGCAAGCACCAGTGTTTGTCCGTTCGCATTATTCTTTATTGTAACTATAGCAGATTTTTTCGGGACATTGGGGACAACTTATCACTTTTCAAGAAAACGATAGAACATTTTCTTGACGCTGTCCTCTGTATTTCCGCCGATACGTTTTGCGACATCCCCCCAAGACAACCCATCGACAAATCTAAGATGAATAATGCGCCGCATGTGGCTGTCCTCAACGGTCGCAATAAATGATTCTATCTGATTGATAGTTTCCATGATTTCCATTTCTAGGGCGCAAAGTGTAGCTTTTCTGGAATAGAGCAAGGCTTTCTTACGGTTGTATTCAGGATAGGGAAATCCTTCAATGGTAAAACTCTGCCAACCCCCAATTCCACCAGAAACCTTATCTCTGACGCTACCGTCTTGCTCGATTCTTGCTATCTGTTTTTCAAGGGTGTTTATTTTCTCTCGCACCTCAACGCATTCCTGTTGTAAATCAGTGTATTGTTTCAAGATTTCTTTCGTCACCAAGACATACCCCCTCTGAATGGATTGATAGCCGCTTCTACTTTTGCGGTTCTAGCACCCTTCGTAATTCTGACCGCGAAGTTCGAGAATACGTCTGGAACGTCATCGAGCTGCTTCTTTCCGCTTACTGAATATCGTTTTAGAAGAGACATCATAACTCCGTATGGTTCTTTAGGCGTATACAAGGACTGATCTTTAAAAATAATGTGTTGCAGGATCCAGTTTGAGCACTGAAAAATCCTTGCTTCTTTGTTTGTCTCTGTCGGCGTATCTGTAATATTGCAAATCCAACCCTTAGCCTCTACACGTTTATTCACTTCCATAGCAACCCTGTCTCCGCCTGCGTTTCGCTCAAATTCGCACTCCTGTACTCCATTATTAACAATAGCATTTGCGGCGTTTTCGTACTGCATTTCATAGTCTGCGGTATTATCGCAAACGCAATCCACGCAGTAGTAGTCATCACCGTATTTTTGCAGGATTGGCAGGACAAAATAGTCCGTTCCTTTTCCTTTCGTGTCGCACTGTGCAGTGATAATATCCGGCTCTCCGTGTGGAAGATTGAGGTATCGGCGTATCTTGTCATCAGGGAATACCAGACCCTCTCGCTCAATGGGCTCCTGTTTATATAGGCACCTGTAGGAAATATCGTCCATCAATAGTTGCTGGTCTTCAAAAAACGCGACATCGAACCCGGAAAACTCATAATCAAAATTGCTTTCTCCTGTTACAGGGTCGATGTCAGGAACCGAAATTACCTTTACCCTTGAGTTGCCCTCATACATATTCTGTATGCGCCCGATAACGTCATGAACACTCCATCTGGTAGCAATATGTATCTCCTTGCAGTTATGCCCCGTAGTGTCCTGTATTTTTCTCTGTCTTGCGTCAACAGCGTATTTGTTCCACAGCTTATCAAGTATCATAGGGTTCATTGCTTCTTCGATACCGCCTATCATATCGTCAACAAGCAGAAATTTCGATGCACGAACCTTACCGGCGTTCTTACTACCTACGGATGTACACTGAACAGAGGGGAACGGCTTATATTTCCCGACATTAAACTGCTCCATCTTGGCGTTCGTGTTCGTCACGCTAAGGTTAGGGAATATTTCATTCCATGCGTATTCATCCGCGTTGGTGACAATATCGTACATGCCATCGTAATACATTCTGGTAATATCACCGCTATGAGAATAAAACAGATTGAAGTCCTTCGGATACCAACCGATAATCGCGGCATTGAAGAATTTCTCGATTGTCGTTTTCCCGGCCCCAGGAATTAGGCTGATACACAGAATATCGTACTTATCATCAATCATCCCTTGCAGTGCATCTACCAGACCAATTTTTAAGAACTGTTTCCGCCTTGGCATATAAAACCGTTCCTTCGGGTCTCTTTTCCGCTCAATATATCGAAAGAAACTATCTACGTTCTTATTCTGTGCTTCCAGAAGCAGGACGGAATAAAATCTCTCGATGATTTCATAATCTACCTTTTCTGAAAACGCGTACTTCTCCAAATCCCAGATAGTACCGCCAGAAGAATTCAGGCAGTATGTTTCAATGATTTCCTTGCACCGTGCGGACAGTTCCAATCCATAGGCAATATCTTTTTCGTTCGCGAACGCCGTATTCACAGCTTCGCAATAGACATCTATAACCTGTTCATTGATTCCATTTTTTTCTATGTATTTCTCGTAGTCCTGTACGGCACTTATCAATTCAAAACTTGCCATTAAAAAAAGCACCTCCGCTCAAATAAGCAAAGGTGCAAAAATCCTTTGCCCTCAGATGTTTAGGGTTAGCGGCTAACTTCCAAATTGTTAGTCGGTAATTGTTTTTAGTTTATGTCTGCAATGGTTTCCACAAAGCAGTTGTAGTAAATATATCTTTTCCCATCAAAATCAAATTTAACATAACCGCCGTCGTTTGTATCAATATCGATTTTCCCTTCATAATTTGCTATTTTCTTTCCATCTGCTGTATACACGGTAATGGTTCTATGAACCACTCCTTTTGTGGCGTTTCTAGTATTTGCAATCATTTTGCCAATAGTTGCAGCACCAGTCATTGCGCAAACTAAAGCGAAACCTATTGCTACCAAGCAACAAATTTTTTTCATATCATTTCCTCCAACTATCTTAAATTCCCAAAATAGATTTTGATACAGTCACACAATGCTTTCTTTCTTCTTGATTTGTGCAACAACTTCCAGAGTTATATTCACAACTGGTTAAATTGCATTTCGTATTTTCGTGGGCGTTTCCGAATTTTTCAACAAACTCTCTGAAATGAACGCCGCTAATTTCAACGTTGCTCAGCGCATTATCAACGGCTTCTTCCGCCAATTCTTCAAGCGTTTTGCTTTTCATTACCTCACATACCTTTCTTTCCTTCTCCACGCCTCATCATTGTACTTCTCAAGCCATTTGCACCGCTTAGCAATACATTTATGCTTATAAGCAAGCTCCTTGTTTAACGCCCCAGTATGCGCCTTACAGTGACAGTATCCTATGGCGTTCCCTATGTATTTACCTGTTATCGATTTCTCTCTCATAGGCAAATTATCATTTTTCTAACATTTCCTGTTGCTCGTCAGTGCCAAACAGTGTATCTGGAAACGGCTCTCCCTTTATGTGCATATTGAAATATTTTGATGCAGTAGGCACGCTGATGCCGATATATCTCGCAGCTTTGGAAAGCGTCATCCGACCGCTACAGAACGATTCAAATGCTTCAAAGAATTTTTTCTTGCTTATGGTTTTTACGCCTTGCGCCATTGCAAACACCGCCTTTCGTTTTCAATCAAATAATCGGGATAACGTGTGCGTCTCCGATAGGCAGAAAGGGTGACATCCAATCTGCCATCGGCATTTTTTTAATTCAAGTGGGATTCATGCAACCAACACTCTATTCTGGTGCTACCAGACCTATTAGATGGGCGTGGATTTGCACCACGCATAAAAGACCTATCTCCCTGTGTCCCGTTGGGAGTGCTTTCTTGGCATTATTATTCATAATGGGAACTCCAAGCGTATACCTATTCCGCCACCATCTACCATAATTCAATTTTGAATTATGCCATGTCTACTCACAGGCTAATAACTCGATACCGGTCCGCTTTATCGCAGACTTAAAAGACTGCTTTCGACCACGCATTTTTACAACGATTTTAACCCATAAGGTTGCGAGTAAGGTTTTCATCGTGAACCCAATCGCCAACAGAGGGATTTGAACCCCCATGTCGGATTTTAACCGACACAATGGTTTTCAAGACCACGCCGTTATAACCGTTTCGGTATGTTGGCTAATTATCGGTTTTTCAGTTTTGAGTTTAATGTCAGTCACGAAACCTCAAAAACGGACTGACAAAAAGAAGGGGATAAAAATTTGTATGGGGCACGGTCAGTCAGCAAAATCAATGGGCACGATAACCCACGATACCGAAAGACCGCAAGTGGATTCTCTCGGACTTGAACCGAGGACCGTCCGGTTATGAGCCGGATGCTCTGACCAGCTGAGCTAAGAATCCAGAGTGGGGCGTGATGCCGTTAAACGCCCCAGATATGAAGTTAGTGTTTGGTCTTGCTGCCAGTCCCAAAAGCATACAAGCCAAAAACCCACCGAGCCGTGCGATGGCTCTTAACAGGATTCCCCTAGTGGGTGAAAGGTCGTGTTATCCATCGGGAAAATATACAAAACCCGATGAAAAGCACCAGATGGGAATCGAACCCACGCCGTTAGATTGGAAGTCTGACGTTCTCGCCATTAAACTACTGGTGCATATATAATACCCTGCGTCCGAAAATCAGCGTCTATAGCCGCCTTGTTTCTTGTCATAATCGCCGTACAGTCATGAACTAAACCGCTCAAAGACAAGCGCAACAAACAGGGGACATATCAGTGTTTATTCCTCTGGCATATGAAAAACTGTACTGCCAGAGAAGGGGAGTTCTTCATACAGGGCGTGAATATCTGCAAGCACTTCCATTGCTCGCTCTTTGCTCTTATATTCTCCAAGAAGGATAGGCTCAACTGACGGAACGGCTATAACAGAATCTTCAGAAACTAACAAAGGAACTCCGCTTTCATCAACGGAAACTGTTTTGTCTTGACTTAAAATTCTCATGTGGTTCACTCCTTCGGCTCAAAATAATCACAGCCATAATCATATTCCGTATAATCTGTGTAATAGTCGCTATTCTCGTTATTGCAAGTAAAAAGCAACTCACGGTCTATACTGGCATATCTGCACTTAGCACAACATTCTTTTTCATCATACATTTGCGACACCGCCCACTCACTCTTTCAAAGTGTAATCTTCACAGTTATTATTTAGTCTGCAAAAATAGCCTTTATAGTGTGTCTGCTCCTCAACAATGCAATATTCGCAGTCAGTACAGGTTTCATTTGGATGATACTTTGGTCTTGTAGGAGATTCTAACCTCTCAATCGTGTTTTTCAGGTCTTTGATTGTATCATCTCGTAAACCAACTTCGAATTCTAAATCCTTAATTCTTCTAAACGGGTTTAAAGAAAGCATATTGTTCACTCCTTTGTGCAGATGGGGGCTTTTTGTTTTTGCGGATATTTGTGGGACTAAGGCGGGGGTTTTTTTGTCCCCATCCAGACCCCCACTCCCCATCCATTTTCAGCGGTGGAATCATTCAAGCCGCAACAACCGCCATTCAGTCGTATTGGTTATTATTTTTTATATTTATTCGCAAAATAAAAGTTATGCGAATAAATTGCAATCAATATCTTGTGTCAAGCATTTATTTTAAACTAGATATTGATTTATTCGTTGCCGTTGTCCGTCAATCTGTCTGCATCTTGTGCAACCTCAACAGTTTTAACCTCGTTCAGCCTCGGAAGTTCGGCAGCTGATAGGGCGGTGCGATGTCTGTTAGCATCTGGCGCATATGGGCTGTTCCAACCGTAAAAGTGATTTAGGATTGCGATAACGCCTACAGGGTTCTGCTTTCCTGTGGCTAGTTTGCCCGATAAACTCTCAAGCCTTACATCTACTAGCTTTTTGTAAATTTTGAAAGCTTTATCACTTAGTTTTTTATTACCATTTCCCCATTCTTTTATTGCATCTCTACTTATCCCTGTTAAAAAACTAAACCCATTGATAGATACTTCTTTATCATTCATCAGGGATATATATATATATATATCGCAGATATGGTCTACAAGCTCATAGTCATAGGCATTACAATTGCTCATTGCTCCTATACCATTTTTGAATAAAATACTAGATTTTAACTGTTTTGTGTCTGGGAATACATTTTTTTTAATATACATCAAGGCGGCATTCCATATGCCCTGAGACTCCTTGGACATGTCCGCAATTCCCTTTTCAGCACAAAATGAATCTAGGCAAGCCTCGATTTCTGAATCATAAATTTTATTTTCCATGCTCCGCGCCTCCTTCCTCGTTCCTGCTGCGGTAAATTAAAAAAGCCACAGAAAAAGATTTTACTCTCGTCCTGTGGCGTGTTGGTATCTCTGTAAAAAATTGGGGTGCCGTCCTTGCCGTTCAGGTCATCCAGGGCAACGGCGTTAGCTGGATGCCTTTTAAATTCAATTTTCTTTCTTGTGGGATATGATACAAAAATTTAATCATTCTGTCAATAGGGAATTTTATTTTTTATGATTTAATCGGTTTCTGTATTTGTTTTAAGATCTAATATATTACTACGTACTTAAATTCTTTTTTAGATTTCATTCTTGAATATATTAGATTTCATTGGTTTTACTGTATGAAGTAAGATACTAGATTACATTCTTTTTAACCCCTTACAGATACAGATGCTTGCATGGGGTATCGGTGTCTAAAGTAAGCTAGATTTTTCCAGATATACAGTTGTCAATTATCATCTGGAACGTATTCGATTAAATGTTCTGGCTGCATATTTAGGATTTTGCAAATATTGTTTAACGTTTTCATACTGATATTTGTATCATTTTTCTTAATTTTCCGCCATGTTTCTTGCGAAAATACCCCATATTTAATAGCAGTGTAAGAAGTAATGCCAGCTGTTTCCAACGCCTCGTAAACCGAAAATTTGAATCTAATCATATTTATCAATCTCCTTTCCTGATTTCATATATCATACTATTTTTGAGCCACAAAGTCAATGGAATATGGCTTTTTTAAGACACAAAAATATATCTCGAAAAAGATAGAAAATTGTCAATTAAAATAACCGCCATTTCTGGCGGTCGGATTTACAATGTTTCTAATCTCGCTCTGGTGAGCATCTCGGCGCGCTTCTTTTCCTTCTCTGCGGTCTCCATTGCCATAAGTTGGGCGTATGTGGCGGCGTATTCGGGATTAGCTAGCAGCTTGCGCCGTTCCTGTTCCTCCTGTTCTTTCCGTTCCTGTCTTTCTTCCTCCTGTCTGATTTCGTCTGTTTTCCTGTTATCGAACATGGCTTGAATATCCTCAATAGTTAGCGGTTTTAAGCCGTTTTCGGGCGTTCTGACGGGCGTTTCCGCATCGGGTATGGGATTGGTCGGTTCTGACGTTTCCGGCTCTACAGGGGCAATCTCCGCTGCTTCTGTATCTGGTGTAGTGTCTGCTACTTTTGTAGATTCTTCACCGTTCAGATTGTCTAATACGCATTTAACAATAAATCCGTTCAGACTGTCCCCTGCGGCGTTCCTGATTCGTTCTTCGTCCTCCTTTTTGAATCTGACAAGGGTTTTAAAATAGTTGTTCTTTTCATATTTTGCGGTTGCCCTTATATGTGCTTTACTTGTAGTCATCTCAGAACCTCCTTTATTGTTATCGTGTTATTTATTATAACGATATCATAATAATGTTATCGTGTCAACATATTAGTGTTATCTTAGTGTTATCGTGTCAATGTTATCGTTATATATTTATAGCGATAACGATATATAATTTACACAATAAATATATAATGTTATCGTGTTATTTTTGGTTAATATTCCGTATTGAAAATATAACACGATAGCGATATAATAAGACCATAGAAAACAACAGAGGAAAACCGAAAGGAGAATCCACCATGAAAAACTATTTAAAAGAAAAGATTAACAACTGGTATAAAAACTCTGAAATTGACTACGGCGTAACGGGGAAATTCATTGACTGTGAAGTGGTCGGAAACAACTTGATTATTACATTCGAGGAAGAAAGCGAAAAATTAAAATGTGAAATCTGCTGGTACACAGAATATAGTCAAGAACAACTCTATAATGTGTGGATGGAAAGCGAATGGCAGGAGGTAGCATAAAAGCCGAAACGGTCAGAAATGACCGTCAGCCGTGGGATAGTCTCCCGGCTCTGATGATGGCAGACGGAAAAGAAAGGGGTATTAAAATGACAAAGAAAGATTTAATGAAAGAATTTAACAAATTACAGGAAGAAAAGAAATGCAGAATCGAAGGTATTTACTGGAATAGCAATAAAAGCAGCATCCAAAATGCTATTAACTGCTTGAAATGTTCCGATGAAATGCTTGAAAAATATTTAATCGTTGTCAGTCTTAAATATGAAAATATCGGGAAAACGATAAAAAGCAATGGAGATTTTAAGCACCATCCGCACAACAGACTTTACGTTTTCAACACCGCAAGGGCAATTTTAGCCGATTAAGTCGAAACCGCCTCCGGGCGGTCTTGGGTAGGGCGGCAACCTTCCAACCGATGAGACAAGCCAAAGAAAAAAGAAATCCGCAGGGCTTGACGTTCTGCGGATTGGGTAGGTAAAATGGAAAAGAAAGCGGAGCAAAGTTAAAAAAGAAGGGAGAATTTAACATGGCATTAGATTATTATATCAACATGGCAATCAAATTTGCAGAGGATACAAGAGAATGGGGTGGAATTTCTGAATATCTGTGGTACACCACTGCAAATACAACGAATAATTGGATTGAAAGCAGTGATAATGCACATGGCGGCATGGATATTTCTTGGGCGTTTCATCTGCCGGAAAACAAAATCCGTGAATTAGCACCATATCAGTTTATCAACGAAATTAGAGAACTGCTACAGGTAGCAGTTGATGACGGTTGGGATAAAGATGGGTTGCAGTCTATTTTGGACTTGCTGGATTAAAGGAGTGATTTTTGTGGCAAGAGGTTTTGGTTCATCTGCAAGCGGCAGAGCATGTCATTGCAAAGTTAAGGACAGGGCAAATTGGGAAATTGTCGGGTATGCTGGGAAGAAAAAGGTTGTATATTGTAATAAGTGCTATGCTCAATGGGACACTGCGGCAAAATATGCGGAAGAATTAAAAAAAGCATCGTATTTGAAGTAAGGAATCGACTATGTTTAAAAAGATAATTGCAACGGAAGTGATTTATAGAACTGGAAATTTGAAGGCGAAAATGGAGATGTATGGCGTATGAGAGGACGATGAGTGATGAAATTAGATTCTTTCGACCTGTCAAGGCTTGAAAAATTCGACCTTGAGAAGTTGAATAAGGAAATGCTTTCTCTGCCCCTCTGCGGCTTGTGAGAGGGCGTTTTCTTTTTTTGGCGGTCAATCGGTCAAGTGAAATAAAAAGGCGGCTTATAGGGGCGAATATAGGGCGAAAATGCATATTGAAAATGTTTTCTGTTTTTGGTATTATAAAAATGATTAAGATTTCCCAGTGGATAAAAGTGAGAAATGGCACTGCTTTATGCGGTGCTTTTTTCTTTGCCAAAAATAGGGCGAAAAATTTTTTGAAAGCAGAACCCCAAAAACCCACCAAAAAGGCAAAATATTCACAAAAAGACAAAAAATATTGCGAAAAAATTGTTAGTGTTATATGATGGAAGGACAAAACAAAAAGGAGGGTTTTATATGAAATTTCAAAGATTAAAAGACATGGTTTGCGGTGCTGTGATTGCATCAATGGTCTTGTGTTCGGGGTCGGTGGCATTTGCTAAGGTTGCAAATATGAACATCCCCGTATCATTTAGCAACATCAAGATTATTGTCGATGGGAAGCAGCTTTCCACAAGCAAAGAGCCTTTCACCTACAACGGCACAACGTATCTACCTGTTAGGGCGGTAGCGGAAGCAGTCGGAAAAGACGTTACATGGGACGGCGCAACGAAAACAGTTTATCTTGGCGAAAAGCCGCAGAATACCACGCAAACAACAAGCAATCAGACAACAGAATTAAGCGCAAAAGAATACTATTATGAGAAATACGGTTCTTTTTATTATGACCTTCTTGTAACAAATAATTCTCCAGATGCGCTGAGGATTGAAAGCAATGTAGTTGCAAAGGATGCGGCAGGAAATTCTATCGGGGCAAAGTCTGATTCTGCTCCTGTTGTCGGCAGTGGAGAAACAGCTATCTTGACACATATTTTTGATAGTGTTCCTGCAAAAACAACATACACATTAAAAACAGAAAAAGAAACATATTTCAAATCAGCAACCGCAGATTTGAAAACAATTTCCTCCAAAGCAGGGGATAAGGTTCTTGTTACTGCTACAAACTTAGGAAACTATGATATGGAATTTGTAAAGGCAACTGTATTTTTCTTCAAAAATGGGAAAGTAGTTGGTTCTGATTACAAATATTTAGACGATAATAGCTACAAACTGAGCGCAGGCGGAACAGTTACGGAAGAATTTGAGCTATTCCCAGAAAATGAATTTGATAAGTATGAGGTATACGTTGAAGCGAGAAAATAATATTGAAAAGGAGTTTAACCATGGAAAACAAAGAAAATGAAGTAAAAAAGTGCAAACATTGCCAGTCAGATATTCCGAAAAAAGCTAAGATTTGCCCGAATTGTCGGAAAAAGCAAGGCGGTAAGTTGAAATTTATTATTGCATGGATTTTTTTAATTATTATTGCGATTGCTTCGATTGGCGGCGGAGATGGTTCAGGGAAAAAAGACGATTCAGAAAATATTTCGCCTGAGCAGTACAAGTCTGAGTGCATAGATGTTTCCTATGATGATTTGGCAAGGAAACCAGACGAATACGAAGGGCAGAAAGTGAAGTTCCGCGGACAAATTAGGCAGGTCGTGAAAGATTCTGACAGTAGCACTTCCGAATATTTGATTCCTGTTACGGAAGGTGATTACGGTTTATGGGATGATAATGTGTTTGTAAAGCTCAGCCCAGACAACAAGGATGGAAAATTCCTTGAAGATGATATTGTAACATTCTACGGCGAATCAGCAGGGGAGTATAAATATAAAAGTATTTTGGGGCAGTCTATAACAATCCCTTGTGTGAAAGCTGTTTACATGGAAATTACGGAATAAGGATAGAATCAAAAAAGAAAAAGAATAAAAAGCAATAGAGAATGAGCATCGCAGAAAAGCGGTGCTTTTTCTTTTGGGAATTTTAAGAAAACACTTGACAAAATGTAGCAACATTATATAATTAAATTGTAGCAACGACTTGAAAGGAGGTGGTGGAAATGTCTCCGAAATTGGGTCAAAAAATAAAGGATAATCCGAAAGACATTATGCTTAGAACGAGGATTGACAAAGAAACAATGGAAAAATTGGAGTTTTCGGCAGAAAAATTCGGAGTAAGCAAAGCTGAGGTAGTAAGAAACGGTATTGAAAACGAATACCAAAAGGCAAGGAATATTTAAAAAAGAGTAGCCCGCTTATCCGGCAAGATAAAAGGACGGGCTACTCAACACCAAAAAATCTGCTAATTGATTGGTAATCATATTTTATCATTCTTTTGCAGATAAATCAAATTCCAAAGGATGGTGAATTATATGACAGATGTTATCACAATCGAAAACACCGAAATGCAAATCAGAGAGTACAATGGTGAAAGAGTTGTAACCTTCAAAGACATTGATACGGTACATCAGAGACCGGCAGGAACAGCAAGAAAAGCGTTTTATAGAAACAAAAAAAGATTTGAAGAAAACAAACACTATATCAGTTTAAAGCCTAAGGAAAATCCTAATGTCCGTTTAACGGACAATAGAAATATTTCCATTCCTAACAAGGGCATTACGCTGATAACCGAAAGAGGGTATCTTCTGCTTGTGAAAGCATTTACAGATGATTTATCTTGGAAAGTACAGGATATGCTTGTAGATGTATATTTCAAGGTCAGAGAAGTACATAAAGAGCCATATTACAAAGAACCGCTCGCAGAGGATTTCACGCCCAGAGTACCGATTGTATCTGACTGGTACGAGCGGAACAAGGGCAGGATGTATCGACTTTGCAGAGACAGCGGAAACAGCCGCAGCTATCTTTATCATTGTATCTTGAATCGACTTTCCGAAAGGTACGATTTAGATGCAGCAAGGGAAATTTACAAGAATGAGGTCGGGAAGTATCCAGATTATCCGATTGATATTGTAAAATATTTCCCAGAGTTAGAACAGGATGCGGACAAAATCCTGGACCGTATCGAGAGAATCACCTACAGGTAAAAAGGAAAGGGGGCTAATAAAAGCCCCTCAATCCTAAAATATTCGTTTCAATATGTAACGATTGCCGCCACAAGTGATGAGAGCCTTGGACAGCCCATCGTCAATAATTTCCGAATTGGAAATTTCCAGAACCTTTACCAGAGATATACCGACATTGTCGCAGATTCTAACGAACGTGGAAAGCCGCATATCTTCCGGTTCCTTGTTGATGATATTATACATAGCCTTGTATGATAAATCGCACTGGATGGAAAGCTGCGCAACGTTCCACCCCTTTAGAAGCATCTCGCGGCATAGCTCGGTTTTGAGATTTGATATACATTGCCCCGGGTTTACCCCATAATTCACACACCTTTCTATTTTGTAGTTGAATGGAAAGTTTTGCTGAATGTTTGGTAGTCAACTGCAATGGAATCCTTCTCCCCTCTGGTATAATTGGCTTGTACCTAAAAAACAGGTACGCCGCAGTTCTGGTTATTGGGCGGCGTTTGGATTGGCGTTCTCGCCGCTCAATATCTATTGTAAACCTTGAAAATAAAAAGTCCATAGAGAAAAATGTCGAAAAAGTAGAAAGGGCGTATAAATTATGTTAAGAAATGAAGAATGTACGGATAAAATGAACCAATTTCGCGAAGAAATTATTGATTTGGTATCTAAATTTGAGGATGTGCGCCGCCTGAGGGCGATTCGTGCATATCTCATAGCACTGTTAGGATGATAAAAAAGAGAAAGTCAATGGATTGCGCATTTCCATTGACTTTTTTTATTACTCTTTTCCGATAGAATCAACAAGTTTTTCCAAAACTTCCCAATCCGATTCGTTCAGTTTAGCCAGTGCAGACACGAGCCTGCGCTTGAAACTATCTTTTCCATTTCTTTGGATTTCGCCAAGCATTTCAGAAATTTGCTCATCTTTAGATTTAACAAACATTTCGCCAATACCATCTCTGAGCCAATCCTCGTTTACAAACTTCCCGTTCCAAGATTCCAAGCAAATTATTTTGAAAATCTTATCCGTTACCGGTCTATCCCCTTTTTCGATTTGAGATAAATAAGTCTGCGCTACTCCTATCTTTTTTCCGAAATCACTTTGATTCATTTCAAGGAATAGCCTTAATTTTTTCACGCGCTCATTTACACCATTCAATGTAGACACCTCCTTTCTTGTAATATAATAACACAAGAATATTGCAAATGCAATAATTTTTTCTTGACTTCATAACGCATTTGCGTTATTATGATATTGCAAACGAAATAAGGAGGTGGTGGGATGAAAAAAGTATTTTACTTTTCTTTGGTTGCATTAGCGGTTTCTATTGTAGCCTTCATGATTTCAATATCAAGGGTAATATGATGGCTGCGATACTAATTGTGATGGAAACAATGGATGTTATGACAGAAATGTTGGAATATTTTCTGGATGATTCCGCCGTTTCCTTCGCTAATTTGGATTGTTCGATGGCTGCATCAGCTTGAATTTTTGAACTGTCTGCGACTGCTTTAGCAGATTCAGCTTGAGATTTTGCAGAATCAGCAAGATTGCGGAGTTCATGAGATGTTTTCTCAAGAAAAGCCGTCTGGTGTTCCATCATTTCAAGAGGGCTTTTACCTTCTTCATAATCTGGGGACATGGCATCTAAGTTGCTCTGCATTATTTTATTGATTCTATCGTAATCATGAAACATTTTGAAAATCTCCTTTTTAAAGGGATTATACCACAAAACAGGGAAGGAGGTGAAACGATGGAAGAAAGAAAAATTGATTCAGATGTAAAAGAAATCCTCTTCCGACAGATGAAAGAGTTGGAAGAGGAAGGAAAAAAGACACAGGATGTTCATGTAAAAATCCGTATTGCAGGAGAAATAGACAGAATCGCAAATACGATTTTGATTAGAAACAATGATTGATTCGTTCTTCGATACTTGAAAGATTTCTCTGGATTGCTTTTAATTCCGAAATTGCATCAATGCTGTTTAATTTTGCTAGTTTTGCGACAGAGCAGCACTGTGATTTCGGAAGATACCAAGCACAATCATTTTGACACGATGAAAAATTGTTCAACGGACATTTTTTCATAAATACAAACCTCCTTATCATTTGATAAGGAAATTATAACACAGAAAGGAATGGTGCAATGAACGATTTGGTTCATATCCAAAATACTGATATTTCAGTAAAGGAATATCGAGGACAGAGAGTTGTGACATTGAAAGATGTTGATATGGTCCATGAAAGACCTGAGGGAACGGCTAGAAGAAATTTTAATTCTAACAGAAACAGATTTATTGATGGAGAAGATTATTTCGTTGTTAGTGCGGACGAAATTCGTACAAGCCGCATGTTTCCTATATCTGACAATGATTTTACAAACAAAATTCTGCTAACAGAACAGGGATATTTGATGTTAGTCAAGTCATTTACGGACGATTTGGCATGGACGGTTCAAAGACAGCTTGTGAACGGATATTTTAAGACAAGACGGCTTGTCAATGAGGAATTATCGCCGGAAACGCAGCTTATCTTAAAGCTGGCGCAAAGCATCGCTAATAAAGAGTTGGAAGATAAAGAGCGAGACAGGCAGATTGCCCTTGCGAATGAAACAGCGAAAAAGGCAGTTGAAACCACAGAAACAATTAAGGAAGCTGTTAAACCTGTACTGGATAATTGGCGGATTGAGATTAACAGAAAAATTAAACGCGTTCAGTTTAGTTCCAAAATTGATTTTCAAACATTGAATACCCAACTGTATTCAGAATTGGAACAAAGAGCCGGATGCGACTTAGGCACAAGGCTTAGAAACATGAAGCAGAGGATGGGAAATTCTGGTGCGACCAAAACCGCAATCAATAGTATCAGAAAAATTGATGTGATTGAGGGAGATAAGAAGCTTCGGGAGATTTTCTCGAAAATTGTCTCCGAGTACGAAATTAAATATTGCGCATAGAAGGGAGAAAGAAAGATGAACATTGATAAATTAAATGAATTTGATGTTTCAATAGGATTTCGGTTTGCAGAAGCTCATGAGCAAACAGCGGAATGTAGCGATGGTGGAACCGCAAGTGTTATCACGCTGCACTTTGGAAACGATTTTCATGTTGCTGCGGTTGTAGATTTTATTGACGGAGAACCTCATATTATCGAGCTTTATGCGGTTGACGATAATGGGAAGAAAATTTAAGGAAGGAGGTGCAGGAAATGAGCGAAAAGGAAAAACAGGTAGTAGAAAAGCTGAAAGAAGCAATTCCGCAGATGTCCGATTTTGATAAGGGCTATATCCTCGGCAAAGTTGAGAGCATGGCAGAGCGGAAAAAAGAAGATGCGGAGGAAAAGGAATGATTGTAATAAAAATCATTTTAATTGTATTGCAATTTTCGTTTTTTGTAATGTGCATTGAAAACGAAGGCAAAGAATTGAGATTTTGGACTGTTTTATGGCTTATTTGCGCAATTCTGATATATGCAGTCCGTTAGCGAGGTGTTGACTATGTATGTAAATCCATTTGTAGCAGGCGTTTTCGTGACAATCGCATCGGAGATGGTTCTGATTTTCCTGTATGCCTTTTTTAACCAGAAGAAATAAGAAGGGCAGGGATAGGAAATGTCAATCGGGTTGCCGCGCAGAACGCCAACAAATAAAAGAGTAGTAGCCTGCAATATCTGCGGTAAGGTTTGGAACATTGCCGCAACGCAGGATACCGGGAAGGGCTATTATTGCCCGGAGTGTAGCAAAGGTAGGGGTGCAAAACATGAAAATCGAACAAATCAGAGAAACAGCGCAAAAGAAACTGTTTGTAGGAAAGAAGGTTAAGGTGCTTGAGTTTGGCAAGGACAGGCACGGAGCAAACGTCTTGAGAAAAAGAAGAACAGGGGCGGTGACAGGATTGTATCCATTCATCTTCACCGCCATTTTTGCAGGAGGATACACAGAGAGTTTCCGCTACAGTCAGTTCTTTGAAAGTGATGGGGAAGTGGTGAGGTTATGAGAAATTGGAAACGGACTGCGTTTTATATCCGCCGGGGTCTGCTGCGGTGGGCAGCTATGTTTCTTGGAACGTTTCTTTCTCTTTGTGTCATGGTGTTTGTTCTGGAAAATGCTGACGGGCGAATAATGTTTTATCTCGCAAGCAGCGTCATGATTGCAATCGCAATCGGCAGTTTGTTCTACGGAGGACAGGAAAAATGAAAAAGCCTGTATGCGATTTCAACTGTTTTGAATGTCCGCACCCAGATTGCATCTGTGATGATTTTTCGCGAAAGGAATATGTGACGGACGCTGAAATCAACAGAATTGCAGGGATGACGAGAAGCAAAACAGGCTTGAGAAAAAAAGAATACCTCAGAAAGTATTATTCAGAACGAAAAGAATATGCCAAAGCATACCAGAAAAGCTATTACGAGAAAAACAAAGAGAGGATTCGCGAAAAGGCTAGAGATCGTTACCGAAAGAACAGAGACAGATACATAGCAAGCGTGCGCGCTTATCAAGAGAGCAATAAAGAGAAGGTCGATGCCTACAAGAAAGAATACTCAAAAAAATATAAAAGACGAAAAAGGGAGGAAAGAGAGAATGAAAAACGGCAGAGAATTGACACCAGAGAATAAGTTGCAGGAACTTTGGGAGTTGAACGGCAGGGTGAAGGCTGTTATTTCGTATCTGAAAACAGATAAATTTGTGGATGCCAAACAAATCTTGGCTATGCTTGCTGGCGGTGATGATGATGGCTTACCCATGCAGGACAGGGATAAAGACTGAATGTGACAGCTGCGGATACTGCGAAAAAGAGCAGGAAGAATGTCCGCACTGCCAAGAAACGCAATACGAATACCTTTATAAAAGGGATGACGGAGAAGTCGTTGGTTGCAGCGAATGTGTTGAAAGGATGTGGAGAGATTGACGGAAGTGTTGTTAAAAAAAATCAGCCTTAAAAACTATATGGGTGCTGAAAATGTAGAGGTTGATTTTTCCGAAAAAACGGAAATCAGAGGAAAAAACCGTTGCGGCAAATCCACGTTGATGAACGCCTACTTTGATGTTATGACAGGGAAATTTGCGAACGGTACCGCACCGACCAATATTTGTCCTGTGGACGAAAACGGAGAAGAAAAGCCTGTCAAGGAAATCGAAAGAGCGGTTACTTTGGAAATTGGTGGGATGGAACACGAAATCAAAAAGGTTACAAAAAGAAAATACCGTAAGGGCGTTTTTATCGGGAATGAAACTGTTTATGCGCTCGATGGTGTGTCTGTGAAAGCTGCGGAAGTAAACGATTTTTTAGCCAGTATCGCACCGACAGAAACGGTAGCAATGTGTTCTAACGCGTCTGTATTTTTTTCAGCTTTGAAAAAATCGACTGCGGATGCCAGAAAAGCCATTGAAGGTCTTTCTGGGTTCGATATTGAGCGTTTTTGCAAGGAAAATGCAGAATACCAGAGCATTTACGAAATGACCGCAGGAAAGAAAACGGAGGACGTATTGAAGCAACTGAAAAAACGCCTTTCTGTCGAAAACGGAGAACTGGACAGGCTGAATGTTGAATTGGACTACGAGCAGCGCAGACTTGACAGGTCGGATGATTCTGATTTGCAGAAATTGGAATCCGAGAAAGCGGTTATTATCGGAAACATTGATAGTATGGAGAACCTGAAAGAAACACTGAATATTTCAATCGACAGATACACTTTCCTGCTTTCACATATCGAAAAACTCAAAGGCGAGTTATCCAAAATCGAAAAGGAGCAGACAAAAACGCAAAGGGAAAGAATCGGTGCTATCAATGAAGAATTGGCTGTTCTGGATAAGGAAATTTCAGAAAAATCAGCGGAGTTGACCAAAAGAAATACAAAATTGCAGGATAACAAAATCTTTCTTGCCTTAAAAAATAAGGAGTTGATGGATTTGGTAAAAGAACGCCTGCGGCTGAAAAATGCTGATTTTATCGAAAGTGGCGTGTGTCATGTTTGTGGGCAGCCTTTGCCAGAAGATAAAACAGAGGAAGATGGAGAGCGATTTGAGAAAGAAAGCGAAGAAAATATCCGGCTTACAGAAAGTGCTATTTCCTCTGCGGAATCCGAGATTGAGGAAGTTGGAGAAAAACTCAGCCTTAATTCCAAGAAAATCGAAAAATTGACGGCGTTTATTTCCGATAAGAAGAAACGAGTAGAGGAAATTTCCTCTGAAAAAGAAAAAATATTTTCCGATATGAAATTTTCTGGAACGGAGGAATACAAAAGGACTTCGGAAGAATTGGAAAAATCAGAAGCAGAAGCAGCAAGGCTTTTTGAATCGACCGATTTATGGCGGCAGGTAACGGAACGAATTAGCAGCTACAAGGCCGACCTTTCGCAGAAAGAATCTGAAATCAAAGTTATTATCAGAGATACCGAAAACACAGAAAAACGAATTGAATTGTTGAAAGAATCCGTAAAGGAACAGGCACAGAAAGCAACGGATGTTGAACGCCAGATTGATATGTTGCAGGATTTTAGCATTGCCAAAAACGCCGCTTTGGAAGATATGGTAAACAGAAAATTTGAGTTTATCAAAATCAAAATGAGCGAAGAAACATTGAGCGGAGATATTAAGGAAACGTTGAGAATCAATGTGAATGGCGTTGATTACTTTAATGGTCTGAATCATGGGGACAGAATTCTTGCAGAAATTTTCTTGTTAAAAGGATTGCAGGACATGAACGGAATCAAGCTGCCGATTTGGATTGATGATACAGAATCCTTGGACGAAAACAGGATTCCAGATGTAAGCCACCAGTTAATTGTTATTCGCAGGACAGATGATGAAACTTTGAAAGTATGCAATGGGGAGGAATGAGAATGGGAATGAAAGGATATAAAGGTTTTCGCAAAGGGCTTATCTGCAAGGATAAGCAGTACGCAGAGAACACGATTTTTGAAGAACCAGAAGCAAACATTTGTGTAAATGGTATGCACTTCTGTAAAAATCCTATGGACGTACTTGACTATTATCCGTTAATTGATAATAACGGCGAAATGTGCGAATTTTCGGAAGTAGAAGCAATGGACGAAACTCTTACAAATGACGAGAAGAAATATTGCACAAAGAAACTAAAAATCGGCGCAAGGCTGTCTTTAGTAGAATTTATTAAGGCAAGTTTTGACGTAACCTATCGGCAGATTAAAGAAGAAGTTGATAATGTTTCAGAAAAAGAAAATGTCGCAGACAACGCTAAACTGGCAGGCGGAAACAACGCTAAACTGGCAGGCGGAGAATGGGCTAAACTTGCAGGCGGAGAATGGGGCTACACTGGCAGGCGGAGAACATTCTATCATGGTTTCTGAAAACGGCGGCAAAGCTAAAGGCGGTATCGGCAGTTTAATTGTTATGGTCGAACGAAACGGCAAAGGAGAAATCGTCAATTACAAAGCAATCCAGATTGATGGGGATACATATAAAGAGGACACATGGTATCAGTTGGAAGATGGAGAAATTAAGGAAGCGGAGGAATGAGCATGAAATACAGAAAGAAACCCGTGGTAATTGAAGCGTTTAAATATGATGGAGATTTAAAAGGAGCAGATGGTAAATATTATGTCCCCGATTGGGCGATAATCGCCTTTGAGAATGGCATCATGCACTATGTCAGTGATGACGGAGAAAAACCACCTATCGAACTATATATTGATACATTAGAGGGAACGCATCATGTGAGTGTTGGGGACTATGTGATTCGCGGCGTGAAGGGAGAACTTTATCCCTGTAAACCAGACATTTTCGAGCAGACATATGAAGCATGTGAGGAGTGATGCAGAATGGCAGAAATGAAGGCGTTAGAGTTTTTGAGAGAATGGCATAGAATGTGTCAAAAGTATCCGTTTTGTAGTGATTGCCCAATGGAAGATTCTTCATCTCGCAGTTGTATGCCTTGTAAGTGGGTTTTTAATGATATAGAAAAAGTAATCGCTACCGTGAAAAAATGGTCTAAAGAACATCCGAGAAAAACGATTTTGCAGGATTTCTTGGAGAAGTATCCGAAAGCTGAACTGATACATAACAAATTTCCAGAAATTTGCCCTCATTCGTTGGGATATGCGACAAATAAAGAGTGCTTTTTAGATACGGACGAACAATTTGTTTCAGAAGAATGCGAAGAATGTTGGAACAGACCGTTGGAGGAGGAATGAAATAATGGCTGAAAATACACAGGTGGCAGAAAAGAAGGAATTTACAACGGCATTAAGTCGGTGGAGCAACGAAATTACAGGATTGATTGCAAAAGACTATGAGGCTTGCGGCGTGATTTTTGATGAATATTCCAGAAAATGCGCTATGGAGGCGGTCGGCAGCATTTACAATCTTGTAAAGAACGATGGAAAAGCGAACATGAATTCACTCGATACAAGCAACTTGAGGGGTATCGTTGAAAACTGCGCAGGTCTGAAATTGAACCCTTCGGCATATCCGAGAGAATGTTATTTCCAGCTTAGAAATGTAAAGCGTGGGAACGAGTGGGTAAAGGTTGTTGAAATGGGTATCGAGGGTGCAGGATATGATTCCCTTCTCTCTCATTACGGCAAGGATGTCGAACAAGTTTATCCATATTGGGTAGTCAAAGAAGGAGATACCTATATCCCACCCAAACATAAGGGTTTGGAACTGACACCGCCAGAATGGGAGGAAAAAGGATTGTCAGATAAAGCGGTTCGGGTGGTATATCCAGTAAAATTGACGGACGGCACAGTAACATATCTGACAGCTGACAGAGCAAGCGTAAAGGTCAACCTTTTGGCTCACGTTAAGCAGAATATGATGAACGCTACATTCGGTGTTTGCGAGGATAGATACAAGGCAACGCCAAAGCAGAAAGAGGAAATCAAGGCAAAGAAGGATGAAATTCTGAACGCATTGCGAGCGTGTGATACGGTTGATGATATGTTGGAATGTGAAATTGCCAGACCATTTATCAGCGGTGCGTGGCTGGACATGCCAGAGAGCATGATTCAGCGGAAAATGTGCAACAACGCCACAAGAAAGTATCCGAAAAATTATGACCAGATGGCGAGACAGGCACAGATTGAACTGGATGATGCATACCGCCAGACACAGGATGATGTTGTGGAAAGTGCAAATGCCGTTGATTTTGACGAGGAAAACATCATTGATGGGGAAATTGTACAGGAGGGATGATTTATGAGAATTGTTAGTCAGGATGGAAGATTTGATTTGCCGTATGAACTTGTTGTAGTTTCGATTGACACTGTAGACAAAATGACGATTATCGCTTATGCAGTAAATTCAGATGACAGTGAAATTTGGAAATTAGCTGAATACTCCACAAAAGAAAAAGCCGCAAAGGCTATGGAAATGTTGAGGACGGAATACGGGAACTACAAACAGGCAAAAAGCAGTGAATATTATTTCGCTTTCAATTATCCTAAAGTATTTCGATTTCCGAAAGATAGCGGGGTGTGATGATGATAGTCGATACAAACACAGAGTATATCTCAAAAACAGGACATGTTGAATTTGTCAATTATACAGGTTCTTTCCCTAATCTTTGCAGGGGGGTATTGACTTTAAAAATTGACGGAGAAATAGTTAAATTCGGTCATGATTATAAGGATTATTGTTTGAAAACATCAAAATTTAATGATTCTAATTATGATTCGTTTTGGCAATCTGGAGGATGGATAGATGAAGAATATCGCACGCGCTCAGGAGAATGGGAAATATACTTAAACAAATTACCGGAACAATACCGTCAGTATGCAAGAGAAATAGATGTGGTTTTTAATTCTTGCGTGAGACATGGATGTTGTGGAGGTTGTTCTTGAAGAAATAAAATGTATTGCAATAGGAGGATATGAAGATGATAGAAAGAGTAAAAGGGATTGAATAATCGTTAGGGGGGTGCGAAAGTGCTGTTAAAAACGATAGCGACAGGGAGCGCAGGAAACTGTTATATGCTCGCCGATAGCAATGGAAAATCTCTTATCCTTGACTGCGGTGTTCCGAAAGGAGTGATTAAGTACGGAAGAATGGAAATGGATTGATGGATACGAAGGGCTATACCAAATTTCAAATTATGGAAGATTGAAAAGTTACAGAAAAAATAAAAATGGAGGGATAATGTCAAACACAGATAAAAATGGATGGTATTTTACCGTAAATCTTTTTGACTGCGATGGGAAAAGAAGAACAGAACGAATACATAGGCTTGTGGCAAAGGCATTTATAGGAGAAATCCCGAAAGGTTACCACATACACCATAAAGACGGGAACAAACAGAATAATAGATTAGATAACCTTGAAATAATACATCCAGCTAAACACAGCATGGAAACAATTAAGAAAAACAAAAATGTAATCAAAGGGATGAATGACTACAATAAGTACGTCAAGCCAAAAAGAGTCAAACAATACACATTGGACGGTGTATACCTTGCCGAATATGTCAACTGCGAAATAGCGAGCAGAATGACAGGGATATGCCAAAGAAATATATCTCAAGTCGCAAGCAAAGAACCATACAACTCAAAAGGTAGTGTAAGAAAACAGGCAGGCGGTTATGTATGGAAATTTGAAAAAGAAGGCGAGGTGATGTAGATGTTTTTGAGAACGATAGCCACAGGATCAAGTGGAAATTCGCACGCCTTAATCAGCAGAACAGGAGAAATTTTGTTACTTGATTTAGGCGTATCAGAAAAGACTGTTAAAAAAGGTGTTGATTGGAAAATATCAAATATTGTCGGAGCGATAGTTACTCATAAACATCTCTGACTTGACCATAGCAGGTCGATAGAAGATTTTAAAAGAATGGGAATACCCGTTTTTGTACCATATCTGAAAAACGATAGTAAATCGGTAAATATGGGCGGATTTGTAGTAAAATCTTTTGACCTTACAACGATTGATGGCAGATGGACACACACAGATGCGGACGGCGAACCTTGTGCTTGTTATGGTTTCCTTATCGAACATGAGGAAATGGGAAGGATGCTTTATATCACTGATACGGCTATTGTCAAATGGCGGTTCAAAAATATAAACCATATTCTTCTCGGCGTGAATTATGACAAGGATATGATTCATCCCGATAACGAAGGGAAAAAGAATCATATTTTCGGCGGTCACATGGAGATTGAGACAGCTTGTGAGTTTGTAAAGGCGAATAATTCTAATTCCTTGCATAACGTCATAATGTGCCATCTGTCAGCTGATAATGCCGATTCCGATAAATTCATCGAGCGTATGAAAGAAGTGTGTCCTACGGCGAATGTGTACGTTGCAGGGCGTAATGACGGGTGGTGGTTGAGTGATGGGAAGGTATGAGTTTTCCTTAAATGCAAATATCAAGGCGAAGGATGGCATTTGCCCCTGCTATGGTTGCGAAAGAAGGATTGCTGGATGCCATTCAAAATGCGAGAAATTCACAATTTGGAATCAGAAGCATTTGAAAAATAAAAAAGAAATGCAAAAGAAGGCGTTCATCGAAAATCAGGCGGATTACCGGAAGAATGAATACTTTAGAAGAAAGAGGGACAAGCAGAAATGAATAAATGTATTTTTGTTGGCAGAACAACAAGAGATGTTGAACTCAGATACACGCAGTCCGCAAATCCTCTAGCGGTCGGAAGAACTTCCGTTGCGGTCGAAAGCGGATATGGAGATAAGAAGAAAACGAGCTTTTTCAATATTTCTGCTTTCGGCAAAACGGCGGAAACAATGGATAAATTTGTTAAGAAGGGTACGAAAATCATCCTTGAGTGCGAAGCTGCGCAGAATGAATACACCGACAGGGAAGGGAAGAAGCAGAACACGGTATCCTTTATCGTGAAATCTTTCGAGTTTGCCGAGAGTAAAGTGGCAAGCAGCAGTGCAGGGCAGACAAGTGATGCGCCGAAATCACAGAGCAACGCCGATGGTTTCTATCCCATCGACAATACCATTGAAGATGATGATTTGCCGTTTTAAAAAATAAGAAAGGTGGAGACTGATTTTGAGAATAGAAAATTTAGTCGTTTTTTTGAAAGAGAATTTTGAAAAAGGGATACAAATGTTCGATACTGCGAATATTGTAGGCGATTTCATGGTGCCTATTTATAAGAAGGACGATATATTGGTGTTGTTCGCACCAGAATATGATTACATTGAGATATTCGGAATATCTGATGAAGAATTTGAAAGAGTTAGAAAAGAGGTTAATCGAAAAAGACGGAAAAGACGGAAAAGACGGGGAGGTGAATGGATTTGAAAAACATAAAAACGGAATTGTTTAATGACAATTTCCAGAACTATAAGCGGTACGGCATCCCCAAAGCGCAACTTGTTATTGCTGATATACCCTACAACGTGGGTACGAATTTCTACGGTAGTAATCCAATGTGGTACAAGGGTGGGGACAATAAAAACGGCGAAAGCAAACTTGCCGGAAAAGCCGCTTTTAATACCGATTTTAATTTCAATCTGTATGAGTATTTTCATTTTTGCAGCAAACTGTTGAAGAAGGAAGATACGAAAACCGTATCACGTGGTCGCAGTAGTGATTCGCCCTGCATGATTGTGTTCTGTAGCTTTGAGCAGATTCCCACGCTTATCAATGCTGCTAAGAAACATGGCTTTGTAAACTACATACCTTTGGTTTTCTGCAAGAATTACAGTCCGCAGGTTTTAAAGGCAAACATGCGTATCGTTGGTGCGACAGAATACGCCCTTGTATTTTATCGTGGAAGGTTACCAAAGTTTAGAAACGGCTGTCAGCAGGACGAGAACGGGAAGAATATTCGCGGCACAGGACGGATGATTTTTAATTGGTTCGCATGGGAGAAGGACGGAAAAGAGATTCCTAAAATTCACCCTGCGCAGAAGCCCGTAGCCGTAATTAAGAAACTGATTGAAATTTTTACGGACGAAGGGGACATCGTGATTGACCCTTGTGCTGGTAGTGGTTCGACACTAAGGGCAGCAATGGAAATGGGAAGAAACTCGTACGGATTTGAAATTTCAAAGGAATTTTACAGACGAGCAAAAGGCGAAATGCTTGTTATACCAAATCATTGTTATGTAAAAATAAATGGTGATGCGATTCTAAGGGGATTGAAAGATGGACTATCAAAAATTTAAGAAAGCGAAGGCTATCGAAAAGAAGAACAAGGAACGCTTGCTGAAAGTCAACCCAAAACTGAATGAGGATAGCGGAATTTATTTCCTAACAAGAATTGATGAAAACGGATTTAAGTACGCATATATCGGGCAAGCGGTACATATTCTGACGAGGCTTGCACAACATCTTGTTGGCTATCAGCATATCGACCTATCTTTGAAAAAACACGGCTTATACGATGCCGAAACAAATCAGTATGGATGGAAAATCGGATTTATGCTTTACAAGGATACCGAGTTGGATAGTGCGGAACAGCACTGGATAAAGAAATATGCTGATGGTGGTTATCAGTTGCGGAACAAGACAAGCGGCTCACAAGGCGAGGGAAAATCGCAAATTGCGGAATATAAATCCGCTAAAGGCTATCGTGACGGCTTGGAGCAGGGCAGAAAGAATCTTGCAAAGGAATTATCGCATATTGCCGAAAAGCACCTCACAATCGAAATTAGAGCGGATAAGAGGGGGAATAAGATTTCAGAACGGCAGTACGAGAAGTTTATGGAATTGATGAAAGGCGGCGAAAAATAATGAGCGGCGGAAGTTGGGGATATCTATACTCAAAGGAATTTGACGAGCTTGTGCAGTATAGCAGTGTTGAATTGTTAGAAGAAATGTCTGACTACCTCAATTCAAACGGATATGAAGATGTGGCAAAGGATGTGAGGAGATTAGTCGAGTATATCAAATCAGCCAGAATCAGAATTGAAACGCTTCACGAAATGCTCAGTCCTGTTTTTAAGGCGGTTGAGTGGTACGATAGCAGCGATTGCGGGAAAGATTCAGTTAGCAGGGCAATAGAAGATTACAGAAACGGAAGGGCGGTGATTGATGGTTGAGATATGGGTTGCCATACAAGGGAAGTAAAAATGCTATCGCAAAGTGGATAGTTTCAAATTTGCCGTCAGCAGATACATTTGTCGATTTGTTTTGCGGCGGCGGTGCCGTTACGCATTGTGCGATACTAAGCGGAAAATGGAAACGATTTATTATGAACGATATAGACGGAAGGCTGCCTATTCTATTCAAGGATTGCGTATACGGAAAGTATACAGTTGAAAACAGGAGAGAATGGGTTGATAGGGAAACATTTAACAGGCTGAAGGACAAAGATGCTTATATCGCACTCGTCTGGTCATTTGGAAACAATGGGAAGGACTACATATACGGTGCCAAGATAGAACAATTCAAAAAAGACTATCACAGAGCGGTTTATTCAAACGATACAAGTATTTTGGAAAAGTATGGATACAAAATAAATCCTTCAAAATTAAACGATGTGTATGGGCGTTATCTTGAGTTTAACAGGCAGATAAAGAAGTTTGCAAGAAATGATTTGGGCATCCTTTCAAGACAAATAGAAATAGAAAGCCTGCAACGCCTGCAACGCCTGCAAAGCCTGCAAAGCCTGCAAAGCCTGCAAAGCCTGCAAAGCCTGCAAAGCCTGCAAAGCCTTGGCGTTGATTACAGAAGGGTTAAAATTCCGAATGACGCAGTGATATATTGCGATATTCCATACGAAGGAACAAATTGTGGAAAATATCAAGGATTTAATCACGGAGAATTTTACGAATGGGCTGAATGGCAAGATAACATTTTTATATCAGAATATCAAATGCCAGAAAATTTTATTCCGATAGCAAAAACAGAAAAAAGTGTTTTGTCTGCGGCAAACAGCAACAGCAAGGTTGCCACAGAATACTTGTTTACCAACCGAAAAACATACAACAGATTTTCGAAGGAGAGAAAAGAAAAAATAGGTCTTGAGATGGCAAGCCAATTAAATTTGTGCAATTTGTAGAGGTTGAAAGGTGGTGAGTAATTGAGAATTTACATAAGCGGTGCTATTACTGGAACAGAGGATTTTAGAGAAAGATTTCTTGAGGCAGAAAAGGAACTGATTGCAGCCGGACACAATACGGTAAATCCCGCAAGACTGAATGATATCATGCCGAAAGATGCGACACACGAGGAATACATGAGAATGTCTTTTGAGTTGCTCGATATTTGTGATGCAATTTATATGTTGGATGGATGGGAAAGCAGCAAAGGTGCAAACCAAGAATACGGTTTCGCCAAAGGAAAAGGAATTGAGATTTATAATGGTTGACAGCGGGGTGGAGGAATGATTGAGAAAAACAAAGAAACCAATACATACCACGCCATTTGTGATTGCTGTTATGAATATGGCAGTTTTAAGCAAGGAGTGAAGGAAATGAGTGTGACACTTGAAGAAAAGATTAAGCAGTTAAGAGCGGCAGAGAAACGGCTCCGGAAACATCTGTCGGAGGATGAATTTGGAGTGGTCAGAAGAACTGCGGAGGGATTTGGACAGGAAGCTGACTGGCTGGAGGAACTAAAACGCTACAGGGACTTGGAAGAGCAGGGGCGGC